TGGCTATAAGTATTTATACAATGGCCGTTATAGATTTAAATAATTTAATTAGACCTAAACAAACCTATAATCCAAACACACAACTGTCAAACGTTGTTACGGATAAAAGTTTTACTTATAGTGATTTGCATTTAGATTTAGTGACAGCGCAAAACATAGGAGATGGGTTAAATCCGGTTGATAGTAATGATATATTAATTGATTTAGATTTAAATGCTATTAAAAATTCTCTTAGAAATATTTTTACCACAAAAAAGGGACAAAAAATATTAAATCCAGAATTTGGTTCCGCTTTAGAGCAGTATCTTTTTACACCCATAACCGAAACAAATGCAAGAGTTATAGGAAATGAGATATTAAACAGTATTTCAAATTATGAACCAAGGGTTAAAATTATCCAAGTAGAAGTTGTTCCGAGAAAAGATGAAAATCTTTATAAAATTTCAATATATTATCAATTGTTAGAATTAAATAAACAAAATGTTATAAATATGATTGCTGAATTAGGAGGACAAGTCTCGTTTTAAAAGATAATTATTATAATGGCAACAAATACAAATTTAATAAATAATAAAAATTCATACATTAGTTTTGATGCCACAAGTATCAACCAATTAATAATTGAAAAATTAAATAGTAGTCAAATATTTACTGATCAAAATTTTCAAGGGTCTAATTTATCATCTTTAATGGATGTAATAAGTTACACTTTCAGTATGTTGTTATATTATTTAAATAAAACATCATCAGAAACTATGTTTTCAGAAGCACAGATATATGAAAACATGAATAGGATTGTAAAATTATTAAATTATAATCCAAAAGGAAAAACATCACAAAATGTAAAATTTACTTTAAACGCTTCTTTATCATCGGACAACTACATGGTTCCAAGATATTCTAATATTAAAGTGGGATCATTGTTCTTTTCTTTTCCAAAAGATATATATTTTACTTATTTAGCGGACAGTACACTAGCTATGCAAAATCCAGAAATGGATCTTTTTTTATATGAGGGTTTATTTTACGAATATCCAACATATTCCGCTTTAGGAAGTATTAATGAAGTAATATTTTTAAATCTAGGAGAAGAAACATATATAGACCATAATAACATTTATGTTTATGTAAAAGAAGTTAATACTAATACTTGGAAAGAATGGGAAAGATGTGAAAATTTATTTTTAAAGAAATCTACAGATAATGCATTTGAAGTAAGATATAACCCAAATAAAAATTATGAAATTAAATTTGGAGACAATATTAACGGAAAACAATTAAACACAGGAGATACTATTATAATATATTATCTAAAAATAGATCCAAATTCCTCACAAATAGCATCTAACACGTTATCTAAATCTAAAATTGTAACATATAACAGTAATAGTTATTCAAATATTTTAAAAGACACAGTTAAAAATGAATCAATCATATTAAATTCATACAATATATCATCGATTACATTAAATAATGACTTTCCATCAACCCCATATACACCAGAGGAAACTGTTGATGATATAAGGAAAAATGCCCCTAAAAACTTTTCATATCAACAAAGATTGGTTACTGCAAATGATTTTGAAAATTATATAATTTCAAATTATTCAAATATTTTTTCTGACTGCAAAGTTGTCGGTAATGAAGATTATTTAAAAGGACATATTAAATATCTTTATGATATTGGTATAAAATCGCCACAACTAGATAATTCAATATTATATAATCAGATTAAATTTTCAAATAGTTGTAATTTTAATAATATATATGCATACATTGTTCCAAAAAATGGAAGTGAAAAATATATATCATCGGCGCAAAAGGAAATTTTAATCAACGATCTCCAAGATCAAAAAGTTATAACGTCTGAAATCATTCCAATGGATCCAATTTATATGTTATTTGATTTTTATGCAAAATCACCATATACAGATTCAACAATAAATGATATTAATGAAAGCGTATTATTAATTTACAAAAAAAATAATGCTAGACAATCTAATTTGGGAATTATAAATGATGTAATGAAAATAATCAAAAACGCTTTTAGTAAAAATTTAGTTAAGTTATCTTATGATATTGACATTAATCAAATTTCATCAGATATAATAAATTTAGATGGCGTAGATAAAATTAAAACCTATAGAAGTGACACTGACACATACATAGATGGCTTATCTCTTTTATGTTGGAATAAAACATATCCCAACTTAGATGTAAAAGTTCATAATTTTAATTTTAAATTAGATTATTTTCAATACGCAGCTTTTAACGATATTGAAAATTTAATAAAAAGAATAAAAATTATAGATTCAGGTAATACTATATCAGTAACCGATTATTAATATGCAAGCATATAATATTTTAAATTCTTTCAATGAATCAATTTATTTCGATTATGCTCCAGTTCCAACATTTGCTGGTCATATAAATAGATATCCATTTAGAATTAATATAACATCATCCAATGATTCCATCCACGTGGTTACATTGGATTCAAAATATTCTAAATCATATAAACCACAAAAAAATAAATCAAAATGGTCTTTTTTAAGACCGGAAGTTAGATTTTTGGATTTAGATGGTAATGAAATAGATAAAATTATAACAAAAGATACTAAAGTATATAAAAACAATAATGGCGTTTTAAATACAGTTAGTGGGACGTTTATGGGTGTTAGTGGATATGCTGAATTTTATTTTGTGGATGACATTTATAATTACGATTTAGCGATTAACAAAAATAAATATTCCACAGCAGTAGCAATTTTACAAACCAGTGGTGTTAATTTTTTTGACAATAATACATCCGAACATATTTTAAATTCGGAATTCAGCAATTCAAAGGCTATAGCTTATCAACCACACATTTTTCATTATAGAGATCCGGATTATATAAAAATTACCGAAAATGGAATAAGAAATTTTATTAATCCTAGATGGACGGCAACAAACCAGCATGTGGTTTTTACTTTTAATTGGAATGAAAATTATACAGAAAAATATTATGATGGAAATGAAGTAAAACCTATAAATTTAAGTTTTAATAAATCCTTACCATCAAATACAAACAAAGATTCTATTGATATTGTATCGATTAGTAATGATATTCAAATTTATTATAAAGCTCCCGTTAAAGTCTCATTTTTAGATGAAAATAAATACTTGTCTCCCGGTTATTGTAAAACATTATTTAACGTAGGAACAGCTTCCAATAATGTTATTTTATCAGCAGAGGCTACATTTTTTTCTCCAGTATTAAGTGGAAATTTAGATTCTTCTAAATTGTGGGTTTCTAATCCTAATGCGGGATTAATGGGCATAATTGATTATAACTCATCAAATGTTTTTAATTTATCTTCTCAATTTTTACAAAAAGCTAATATTTATAATTTCGAAGTTCCTATTATAAATAAACCAAATTATAGATTAAATGGTGATAATTTATATGAAGATGTAAATTCAACAACAGGTTATCATAATATAAATAGTATAGCGGTTTTGCCCGGACCATCATATCAAGCATGGGCAATTGATGGTGAATTAAATTATCTTTATAAAATTAATACAAATGGAAAAATATTATCATCAATAGATTTATTAAAAATTTATAAAGATAATATTGGAATTTTACCAGACACATTAATTAATAATCAAATATCTCCAAATAGCATAGTATTAGATAAAGATTTAAATTTATGGATAACTTTATATGATAATAAATATGTTTTAAATTTAGATTCAAATGGTAACTTTATTTACGCTTTAGATATAACTGGAAATGTTGTAGATACTATACCACCAACAACAATTAATAGTAAATGGTTTGAAAGCAACCAATCATTTCCTTATGATCCAGCTAATGTGGAAGAATATATAGAACCAACATTTTTAGATATAGATACAAATAATTACATATGGGTTAGTTATTCAAACTACACAAGTGGATATTTAGTTAAATATGACAAAAATAATAACATACACAGCACCATAGTTTATCCAATATGTTCTTGTCCACAAGACATTATTATAAATAAAAATAATGATGTTTGGGTTTCTTTATCAAATAATATATGGAGATCTTTTGGAAGCATAGAAAAAAGAGATACTAACGGAACTCTTTTAAGTTCATTTAAATCAATCATGGGAGTTAACGAATTAACTCTAGATCCAAATCAAAATTTATGGTTTACGTATAGTTACAGTAGAATTGGATGCATTGACAATGTTACTGGTAAAATTACCACATTTAACGTTTTAGATAATAGTGATCTTTCTAAATATGCTCAAAGTAATTTAACAATACCAAATGAAAACACGGATGAAACCGCTTTGGAGGGAATTGCGTGTGATGCCAAAGGAAATTTATATGTTATCAATTCCGTAGAAAATCAAATTTATGTGTATGATACAAAAACAAAAACATTTGTTGATAAATTTTATGTAACACCTAAAGGATTTACTTTTTGGAACCCCAAAGGAATCAGTATTGGGATGAATGGAGAGTATAAGGATGAAACCTTAATAGAATATAATAAATGGAATAAATCTCTACAAGCTCATGGTGATTGGACGGGGTTTAAATGGGTAAATAAATTTAAAAATGAATTAAGAAAACAAATTTCAATAAAAGGTCAAACTAATAAATTAAATTTTTTAAAAATACCATCAAAATCTTTAAAAAATCAATTTTCATTTTTAGCTTCTACATTTTATAAATATATAGAAACTAATGATTTAAAAAAAATAAAAGTATCATATACTACAAGCACAGAATCGGATATGGGTTCCATTTTGGATTTTTATAAAATTAATGAAAATTTTGATTTGGCAAAACAAATTAAATCATATGCATTTACTCCCACTTTATTTAATAGTGAATTTTTATTTAATAAATTTTTACCTTCTATTTATGGCATTTATCCATTTGAACATCAAGATTTGGGAATTTTAGCATATGAAAAAATATCAAATTTTTTAATAAATAACTCTGATATAGATACGTGTGAAATTAAAAATATTCAAAGTTTAGCACAAACCATTAATGTTACTGATGATGATAACTATATGTTAAATTATCCAGAAAAATTAAAAAGATTAATGGATGTATTGTCAATTAATCAATCAAGAATTTTCGGATCTAACAAAAAAAATCAAAATAATTTTAAAAAACCAGATAAAGACGGTTCTTTTAATAGAGGTAGTATTTTAACTTTAAATTATACAGTGACCGCTGGCACACCAGTAATATTAAGAACTAAATCGTTAGATAAATACGATTTAATTCAAACTGGGCCTATAAATGGAAATTATCAATATAACATAATAGAATTAATAGATTATATAAAATTACCATATAATAATAGTGAATGGATGAAACAGTATGAATTTTATAAATTTATTCCAACAACAAGTAAAATTTTTTCAGACAACATCATAGATTGGAATAATCCACAAACAACATTAAATAATAACATATCTAGTGTCTTTGATTGGATTGGTGATGAGCAATATATGGATGGATTGTTTTCTTATAATATCTATTCGGGGTTGGGGATTTTTTAAATATTGTAAATTAAATGTTTAAACTAAATATAACAGTAAAATGACAAATACACAAGTATTCAATATTAATACAGATGGAAATTATCCAAACGAGAGATATTTGGCTACTCCAATAACATTTACACAACAAACACTCCCCACCGATTTTACTTCTATATTTTGGAATCAATTAGATGGAAGCGGTGTTGCTATTCAAACTGGAGGATCTTTAATTACTAGAGACTATTTAAGATATCATAAAAACCCACTAAACCAAGTTTTAGATTTTTCTGATTTTTCTTATAAAAGTGTTATAAACTACAATAATGTAACATATCAAAGACAGTCTACGAAATTTGTTGTTTCATTAACTGGGCCTTTAGTTGAAAATACCAGATTTATAGAAAACGTACCAACAATAACTTTAAACAACTCTTTAAATAATTATTCATCTTTAAATTTTACCATTAGTTCTTTAAGAAAATATATAAAATCTCCATATGAATTTTATTTTTTCTATATTCAATTAAATGATATTACAAAAAATTCATATGGATATATGATATATCCAAATAGAATATTTTTAAAACCAAAATCAATAAATTACGTTGGAAATAAATGGCAATTAACTACTAATGTTAAAATTTTAAATTCTGATATTGTACACATACAATCAACTAATATAGAAAAAGATGCTGTAGATTTACATGTAAATAGATTAAATACACCACCAACAAACATATCAGATCTTCCCAGTACAATTTTAAATAATAAGTTGAATTTTTCTTTATATGGAAATAGAACAAAATGTTTTGATACAAAAATATCTACTAACAGTCTAACATTAGCACCAACTTTTTGCAGTTTAAATTTAGAAGATTCTGATTTAGCTTATATAGATGCTGATTCTACGTTTATATCATATAGTGCTATATTTACAGACAATAATAATGTAATTCAAACCTTATCACAAAACGATAAGAGTGTCAGTTATTTTTATAATATTCAAAAATTTAATCCCACTTTCATTTTACAATATAATCCATCATCAAACGAGCAAACATTTCAACTATTACAAGCACCATTAAATCCTAATTTAAATTTATCAGACATCTCAAATTGTGTTTTACAAGCCGATTTTAATTTAAAAACAGGTTCTTTTAATTTTTATAATCAATATGCTCCAGCAAAAATAAAATTTAATAACAAATATCCATTAAAAGTTGATTATATAGCAAATTGTTATAATTTAAAAACTGTAAATCTGCGAGCTAGTTCAACTTTAACAAATCAAAGTTTAATAATAGATGATGGAGTTAATACTTTTAATCATAATATATTAAATCCAATATCAGTTAACTCCGTCAATACATATGATATTGTGTGGGAAACAACTTATCCACCTTATTGTTACTCTTATAAAGTAGATCTTAAAGATGATACCAATAGCGTTTATTTAGATTCAAATGGTTTAAATTTTTACCTTAAACTATCGGCAATAAAACAAACATCTAATTCCGTAACATTATCAGCTTTTATAGCTTCAGATTTTAATTCTGTAAATATGCCAATTTTACCAACAGATAGTATAAAGTTTGAAATAGTAGCTGATTCTAATGAAGACAATGATGCTTTTTTAAATGGAATAACCTGTTATTATGGTGATGAATTAAATCTAATACCTTACGATATAAAAAGTTCACCATTAGTAATTGTTTCGGAAAAACAAAGCTTAGTTATAACCAATAGTAATTCTAATTTTACAGGAGCATCTTTTACAATAAAAGGTACAATTTATACTGCATCGGGTCAAATGGATTCATTTAACAATTTAAATGTTAGTTTGGGATATCCTGATTTTGGAATAGGAAATAGATTATCTCTTAATGTGCTTGATGAAAAATCAAACGAAATAACATTAGATTCGTCTTTTAATGTAACATCTTTGGATTGGCCATATAAAGATTTAAGAGACTCTAATATTGTTTGGTTTTATGGTGGGAATAATTCAGGGTTATCGCTTAATTATGTTGATGATGAGGGAAATTATTTAGCACCAGTAAACGGACCAGTTTTATTTAGCGATAAAACTTGGAAAGTTAATTTATCTGGTTACGGACCAAATTTAACAACAATTTCATTATCATCTCAAAAATATAATGAAGTTGCAACCATAACAACTAATCCACGTTTTTATGATTTCCTATCACAAGGAAAAATTAAAGTTGGACCTATAACTAAACTAAATAATTTAGAATTAACTAGAAATATAACATTAACAGCTGCTATACCATATGGAAATAAATTATTTTCATTGCCACCATCAATTCCAATAAATTGGACTTGGGAATATGATGATACAGTAGAACCAACCCTACAACCAATAGAAGCTATTCAAACATTAAACCAAAATCAAAATTATGTTTATGGTATTAATATGAAATCTACGTTATGTAGCGCAATAAAAATTAACGTAACACCTGGATTTTCAAAAACATCACCAAAAGTACATCGTGTTAAAATTATAGCAAATATAGATGTTGTTCAACCAACGATAACTGGATCATACACTTTCAATGTTGATGATTTTCCAGATCCTAGTATTTTTAATTGCGATTTTGATTCTTATTTTACCAATTTTTCAGACAATCCGGATTATATAATAGCTAGTACAAGATTAAATCAAAATACTATAACTAGGTCTGAAATTAGCAGTTTAAATTTTACATTTTCAGCGGATGAAAATGTATTAAAAAATATTAAAAATTCAAATTTAAGATGGTTTTTTAATTCTGTTAAAAATTCACTTAATTCTACAAGTTATAATATAAACTTAAAAGACCCTTTATCTGGATTACCACAAACAACATTAAATGGAATCACCGTCACAGCCCTTAATGTTGGATTGACTATAAACTCAGGAATAGCTCCCGGTTGGACTAGTGCGCACAATGTAAGCGCAGTAACAAATATCTTTATATTAAGTTCAATTAATTTTTTTAACCCATTAAAATTTATTATATATCCAGAATATGCATGGATAGGAGATTCTGATTTAGATTACAGATATTTAACTTTGTTAAAATCAAACCCAAATAGTGAAGATTATTTTACGAAATGTTATATGCCATCTTCATATAATAACAAAAAATCAAACAGTCAAACATATTGGATGTCAGCAAACAATACTTGGTTTGATGAATATATATATCAAAATAAACAAAATTACTTCTTAACATCTACCACATCAGCGCATTCATTATTAGAAATAGGTTACAACCCATATGATTTTAGAATTTTAGCAGGATTGCCAATCTCTTTAATCGCATATAATAATACATTTTATCCAGAAAATATTAAAATAGATTATTTGGACGAATATTTAAACGTAGATACAGGAACTACATATTTGACGAGTTTAAAATTTAACATAGAAGCGAAAACCACTAGAAAAATGCCAACAACATCTGTTTATGATAATTTTTTCATGTCACCTGTAATAAAAGAATATAATAATATATCTTTAACATATTCTCCATTATGCAATGACATTTTACAAGACAGATTTAACATACAAGATGGTGGAAAAATTTCTGTTATTCAATATATTAATACTATACCAGAAAAATCTCCAGCAGAGGTTATAGATGGAACGGTCACATACTGTTTATCTAGTCATTACTGGCAGGTTAGCGCAACCGTCCCATCATCACCAATAGGACTTAGTTCAACTTATAACAATTTATTTGAATTAAAACAAGGAGATCCCTCAATACCATTATATGTTTGTGACTTAGGAGAAGATGAACTTTATTTTTATGCAAATCATAATTTAATACAACAAATACCAGAAACAACTTTTGATAAATACATTGGAACAAATGAATATCCAAAAAATCCAAATCTTTGGGATAAAATAAATATATGAGTGTTATTAAAACTGGTGATAAAACTTTAAGCGTATTTAGTAATAAAATTAAACAAGATTATTATATTTCATCATATTTTAGTTTAATAAATAATGAAATTTTTATAGATTATAAAAATCCAATAGAATTAAATTCAAATTTAAATTTTTATTTATCACATTATTTAACAGATTTTGGTGATAATAGTATTCTTTACAGAACAAATCCGGGAGAATTAGCGAAACATAAATATACTAGTTCTGGTACATATTTTATAACATATTCCGCTATATATCTTCAACAATATAATACATCCAGTTTTTATGTTTATACTGCAAACACTCCAATTACAGTTAAAGATAAATGGGAAGTTTATGATCAAGCTAATATAAGACTTAATGATCAAATAAAATTAACACTACCATATAATTTAGAGCAAATAAATATTCAACCAAATGAGTGGGGAGTTGAGGATATATTTAATACATCAATTTATAGATTGCAAGAATGTTTAGATTATTTGATGAATAAAACCCAGACTATAAATACATATGCACCAACTTTATTTTTTGGATGGCTTGGAAATAGTTCAGGTTCTAAAACATCCAAGATTAAATGGCACACTCAATCTTATAACTCGGAATATATAAATAAATCGGAATTGGTAAAAAATACTGGGTTTTCATATTTTAAAAATATAATTGATTTTTATGAAAATGATTATTACATCTATGTTTTAGATGATAATAAAGTTAGAATTTTTGAAAATAAAGCAGAACCTAATGAGATCACTTCTACCACCAATAACGATGAATTAACCAATGTGCTTTTGAACAACAATGGCGATGAATTAACCAATGTGCTTTTGAACAACAATGGCGATGAATTAACCAATGTGCTTTTGAATCCAAATTCGATAGCTACAAACGAACTTGGCGATATAGTATATATTGTAGATAAAACCGCCAATACCGTTTTTAAAATAAAGTTAAGCATAGATTTGGACAATAAAGCTACATCAAATATACAATTGTTTGTTGGTGGGTTTGGTGGATTAATTGACAATAATAATTTTAACACTCCAACAGATGTCGTATATAAAAATAATAATGTTTATGTTTTAGATTATAACAATTTTTGTGTTAAACAATATAATCAAGATTTAACTTGGATGTATACATATCATATACCTGAATTTAAAGAATATAGACCTATTAGTATATCGGTTTTAGATAATGGATTATTATATATATTAAGTGAAAATTATAAAGTGTATATATTTGATAATCTTTCAAATATTTTATTTGAATCATTTGTGGTTTCTTATGCTGATGATGGTACGAAATTAAAAAAATTGTGCTTTTCAAATTCCAATGATTTTGTTTATGTTTTAACAGAAAGCAATGTATACAAATACACATTAACAGGATATTTTGTAACAGTATTATCTATACCTAAAGGAGATCAATTAAAATACACTAACATAAGATGTGGAAAAAATGAAACATTAACAATTGCTTCGGAAAATTGTGTTTTTAAATGTCATGACGTATTACAGATATTTAAATTAGGTGGTGGATTACCTTATAATTATTGGTCTAAAGAACAATTAACTGTAAATAAAGAAGAATTTTCTTCTGATATTGTTTATAATCGTTCTTTAAAAAGAATTGTTCAAAATATTAAATCATTTAGAGACACATTAAATGCTAAATTTATCATTGCTACCGAAAATGTTCAAGAAAACGTAATTACATATTTTTCATATATGCCTATAGATTTAATTTTGGAATCTCCTAAATTCTTAGAAGATATTGAAAATGAAACTTTGGGTATTGGTGTTAATGAATTACATTTACCACCAGTTATTAATAAAGAACTTTATAAGATTTATTCGGCATTAGAAACATTAACAAAATTTTTAAATATTGAAAATTATTTTGTTAAAAATTCAGATTGCTTAGAGGGATTTTGTTGGTCGTGGAATGCAACTTCATGTTATAAATTAAAATTACCAGTTATAAAAACGTGTGGAATTAATCCTATAAGTTATACTGAATTATATCTTAATAATAGCGAAATTATAAATTATGCACCAAATGTTTTATGGAAAGATGCAATTTCTAAATGTTGTAAAAAAATAATAACATAATGTATAAGTATTAACAATCAATAATAGTAACCAGAAATGGTTCCTGATAAAATCAGAGGCTTGAGACAATATGAGTAATAGATTCCATTCAAAATTTCACAGACAAAATCACCACACATACAGTAATCCATTAAATCCGGATGCTGGACATGACCCCATAGCCAGCAGAGAACAACCATTTCAAGGTGACTTGGTTTTAAATGGCGCTCTCAGCTGTTATGCTCCCACAAGCGCAGTTGCTGGTTATTTTTATAGCAATAATATAGCATTATGCGCAGTTGCTGCAAAAAGAGGCGCACATATTTTTAGCACAGGTGATACAGGTATTTATGTGTATAGTGCAGGAACAGCAATTTCGGCTTACGGTGTAACCCAAGGTGCTAATATATATTCTACTGGAATAGGACTTGATGTATTCGGTACAAATACATCCATAAAAGCTAATTCTCCTTATTATGGTATTACTTCTTCTGGTGGAACATATGCGGGAAGTTTTTTAAGCACAACAAGAGCCATTACAGCATTTGGTTCTGGATATGGCATAGATGTAAAATCAAATAATTATGGAGTAAATTCATACGGTGGAACTTTTGGTGGTAATTTTTACAGTCCATCAAGAGGATTATCCGCCTACGGTGGAAGTTTTGGAGTTGATATATACTCTCCACAAATTGGACTAAATGTTAAAGCATTAAACTCAGGATTAATTACAAGTAGTCCAATTTTAGCCTTATCTTCTACTGGTGGGGGTGTCAACGTATTTGATGGTAGTGTTGGAATTGGTAGTAAAACTCCAAATGAAAAATTAACAGTGAATGGTTCTATTAGTTCAAATGGCGGTTTCTCTACAAACAAACCAATATCAGCTACAGGAACATATACTGTACTTTCAACAGATTATAGCATAATTTTAACCGCAGCAACTACAGTAACCTTACCAACACCATCACAATCACCTGGAAGACAATTATTCTTTAAAAGTGTGACATCGGGCGCTATCACATCAGCATCTTCAAATATTGTTAATATAAATGGAGCAGCTACAAATTCAATATTAGCAGCAGGACCCGGAAAATGGGCAAATTTACATTGCGATGGTGTTTACTGGCAAATAATGGCTGGTAATTAATAAAATGGTTAATTTTAATCAAACAGTTGCTTTAAATAATGAGTCCAATAATACAAATCTAACAGATTATTGTCCTTTTACTTTAAATATTGAACCAAAAAATTTAATATTTTCTAAAAAAATAAGAGCTATAGAATATATATGGGGAGATGGAAGTACTACCCTTATAAATTATAAACCATCTATTGTATCCAATACAAGTTTACCCTTCCCAACAGACATTGGAAATCCATTAAATTATCCACAATCACATGAATATTATTCAAAGGATTTAAATTTATCAATTTATAATATTGTTATTAAAATTTATTTTTTCCAAACTAATGATTTTGAAACTTTTAATATTGAATTAAATTTAAAAAATCCAGATTTACAATCAATTTTTAATAGTAAATTTAATGAATTTCACTTAATTAAAACTAGAATGTTTGGCCCCGATAATCAATTGTTATATGTTTTTCAATCACAAAACCCAAATTATATATTAATGTCAAATGTAAAATGGAAATCTTTACCAATATCACAAGTTTCAATATCTCCTTTAAATAAATCTTATGGTTATTCTTTACCATTTGATAGTTCTTTTAGTTCAAATGCACCAATTAACGGTGCTGTTAAAATAATAAAATATATTCCACAAATAGCAATTAACCCTGATAATGGAGGAAATGTTCAATTATGAATTTCTATAATGAATTAAGTTATACTGGACAAATTTGGACCAGAGATTCTTTTGATAATATTTTAACTTTAAATCAAAAAGTTTCATCAATTTATGAAAAATATAAATTTTTTAATTTAAATTTTTATAAAGAATTACAATCAAACAATATTATATCTTTTGATGTTTTTTATGATTCTATTTTTTTACAAACCAAAACTGGATATATTTTTGAAAAATATACATCAAACGATGATACAATATCACCTTATAATAAAATTAATAATTTTAATTCAAATAAAGTTAATAATTTAGATTATTGGTTCGACGAAAAAAATAAAATAGTATATATATTTGAATTTACATTTCCAGAAACACCAAATATACCTATTAACCCTTATACGAATTTAGCAACTATACAATATGCATTTACGTTTAGACAATTTGATACAAAAACTGGAGAATTTAAAAATTTATTAAAAGATAATATTAGATTTTATATTTCTGATTATATAGATTTTGACAATACAAATGGAATTACAGAAGATCCAAAATTAACATATAATTCAGACACAGAATTATTTAATGCATCTTTTATAATTAAAAATACATCAAATTCTGTTGGATTGATTAGTATGAATTTTGATAAAAAAGAAATAAAGGAGGTTAATGTATATATTCCTTTTGGCAAAGTTAAACCTTATGGATTTATACCAACACCAACGCCAACACCCACCACAACTCCACCATCAACACCAGTTCAGACACCAACACCAACACCAACACCATCTAGAATTCCTCCATTTTTTGTTTGTGGATATGATGTAAATACAACATCTGGTTTTAATGGATTTAAAACTATGATGGAGTTTGATGTTTTAACCCCAATAAATGGAACATTTTCTTATAGTTGTTCTAATTTAAATGGCATGACTGTGGTCCCAGGTGAATCCGGAACTACTATTGTATTAAACTCGGAATATATTATTAAACAGAGTTGTGGTAATGATGGAAGTCCATATGTTGCTGATGATTCTTTTATATTTTTTAATAATGTAATAAAAAAGAATTTTAAAATTAGTTATGATTTTTATTTAACAGATTACAGTGATATTGAAAATTGTAGAAGTGGTGGAAAACATTTAGTTGTATTAGCTAAAACTCAAAATTCGGTTACTGGAAATAAATCTTTTCAATTTGGAAGCTGGTCTTCGGATTTTAGTAATACAGTACCAAGAATCTCAATCGACCCACTTTATGATTCAACTTGTTACATAGAAGATCCTTTGAATGCATGGAGTTCTATTCCACAAAGTAAACAGACTTGGAGAAGGAGAACTTTCATTAAAAACGGAAATACACTATCTCTCCAAGAAACTGGATTTAGTGCAATCACAATAACAAGACCTTTTATAAGCGCAACTCAAGGATATGTTGGATTGAGAATTGGGCCTAGTGTTAGAATAAAAAACGTAATAATTGAAGATTTATAAAAATAACTTAATTTCAGTCAAATCCAAGAATAAATATTAACAAATGTCATATACAATTATACCAGATTTACCCAAAGGTGGTCCAGAAAACGGCAGACCAGTAGATGTTAATAAAAATTTATTGGTTTTGGAACAAGATATAACTAGAAAAATTACTCCTCTTAGTTTTTTATCTAGCAGCATACCGCAATTAATATTAACTGATACTATAACTGGCGAGAACGCAATCCCATTATCTGATTTAGGTTCAACATATGCATCAAATTTGACAATTGATAATTTGATGAAATATATCAATACACATTTAAATGTTGTTGATGTTGTATTTTTTGTATCAAGCGTTAGTGGTGTCGATTCACTTGATTTTGCTGAAAGGGGAAGAAATGAACAACTTCCATTTAGAACTATAAAATTTGCAGCACAACAAATTTCAAACTTGATAGCCGAAGACGCTAATTACGTTCCATCAAATCCAAATTTAGTTCTTGATTCAACGGTACAGACGCCAACTCAAATTTCAGCAAAAGTAAGAAAACAATACACCATAATGGTTAGAAGTGGTGATTATGTAGAGGTAAATCCAATTTATTTGCCACCAAATACATCAATGATTGGTGACAATTTAAGAAGAACTACAATTAGACCATTTAATCCCAATTTGGATATGTTTTGGGTGGATAGTGCGGTTTATATTTGGGGCTTTACATTTAGAGATCACAAAGACCCAGCGGCAGCAGTGGCCTTTCCAATATCATCTTCCGTTGCGGACATAGCTAATGCAAACAATATATTAACACAATACACTCCCACCAATTACGTTCCAGTTATTGATGGTAGTACTGGCTGGGTTCAAGATAGCTATTATTTTGCTTACCTTTACCCATTAAATGACTTAAATTTAAGCACATCACAACAAGCTATAAATCAATCGGTTATTCCCGCAAATAGACCCTTTATATACGTAAGTCCTTATATTCAGGGTTGCACTTCTTATGCAATTTCGGATAGAATGCCAAATAATAGAGTTGGAGATAATACCAACAATCCACTATATAGAGAAACTTGGTTTGATGTTAATGAGAATGGAGAAAGATTAACTCAAACAACGCAACCACCACCAAACAATGCTGGTATGGGGATGAGAATAGATGGTTCACTTGTTAATGGTTATTTTAGAAGTATGGTTCTTGATTCATTCACACAAGTCAATCAAGGTGGAAAAGGAGTTTACATTTTAAATCATGGATACGCTCAATTGGTTAGTATATTTACAGTTGCAACATATCAAGGTATAGTTTGCGAAGCTGGCGGAACATGCTCCATCAGTACATCAAACTCCACTTTCGGTTTATCTGGTTTAGTTGCTACCGGAAAATCATATAGTCCTGTATTAAGTGGAAGATTTGTTATACCAAATACATTAGCCTACCCACTATCAAGCGCATCATATGCAAATGGAAATACTCAAAATGTGTATGGATATTCTGTGGGAAGCAATCTTTTTACAATAAATGACGTAACGCCACAACCAGTCTTATATCCTAATGATGAAGTTGCTGATATAGCTGCCCAAGCACAAGGATCTATGACAGTTGCTTCACAACCATATGCAACCTTATGTTTTATAGTTGGGGACGACAAGCCTTGGATATCTGGATATGAAGGCGGAATTCCAGTTTACTCCGGTCCCGGTTATCTGATGGAAACTGACTTAAATCCAACAATTAATAGATTTTATGGAGATTTTTTCAAAAACAGTCCTCTTAGTGCAACGCGAATGTATCAAGTTAAATTGTTTTACATTGAACAAGGCGCTCCTGTGCCATCATTAAGTGGAGGAAGTTCTCTTGGAGATGGAAACTATGATATTTATGATAAATATAGCTTATCAAAACCAAGTCTACCTTCAGCAAAACCAAATATCAATTTACCTTGGGATATTAATTTAAGTTTTAATTTATCTTTAGATCTAACAAATCATTCTCCACTTAGAGCTTACAGTGTTGATGGAGATCCAATGCATTTTACAATAAATTATTTGGGGAAACCTGAACCAATTAACTATAGTTATCTATCTAATGGTTCTTTGGTCCCTGTTAATGTCGGTTCACCAACAGCACAATCAGAATATATTAATAATTTAAAAAATAAAGTTATAGATTTCACAAATGCTCCTGTAAAATTTTACGCAAGAAGCGTGATTGAAACAGGCGGTCATACATTTGAATATATGGGTACTGGTACTAGGATGAAATATGCCATTCCCGCTTTTGGTGGCGTTACCAATAACGGCGATGAATGTGCTTCTGATGGATTTAATGATCCTTTCGGCAATGCGCCGGGAACTGTATTTTTTACAAGTTCTAATGAATTAGGAAACTTTAAAGTTGGTAAAGATTTTACAATAGTTCAAAGCACAGGAACAATTCAAGGCGATACTTTTAGTAGAGCTATTTTAACTTTAGTTACTCCTTTGAACATTGTATTAGAGTAAGTAATATATAATAATATGGCAAAAATACCCTTAAACTATTTTAGAAGAAAATCATTAGAAGTTCAACCAGCAACGATAGGCGCATTATCATCTATATATGAAGCACCATTTGACAGAGCTAGTGTTATTATTTCAGCATTAGCTACAAATACCTCTACAACAAATACAAATACTATATATGCTGCATTATCAACAAGAGGCACACCAATCACACAAGCATCGCCACAAGCTATTAGCTTTATATCCAATTTCCCAATTGCACCAAATGATACAGTTAATATAGTTGTTAATAAATTGGTATTAAGTCAATTTGACAATCTTTTTGTTTGGACTGGTGATAATAATCAAGGCGCAGTAAATTTAACACTATCTGTATTAGAAACAGTTAATACTCAATAACAAATAGGAGGGCTAATATAAATGCAAACGATTCCTCCATCAGTAGGTGGTAATGTAAAATTAGATCCCTTAGATTCGGCTGTTGAAAGTCTTGCATATACAAATGGTTATATAACTTTAAATGGAGTTGAACCATCACTAGGCTTACCTAATGGTTACACATTAACTCAACCCAATTCAGTTTATTATTTTCCAGTTTTTGGTATTTCCGATTCTTACATAGAATCTAGAAAATTTACCGGAACTGATAATTTAGTTTTTGTAAATAAAAATTTAGGTTATAATACAACAAATCCAGTTTATAATATTGATGTAAATGGAAATTTTAAAGCATTAAGTGCTTATATAGAAAATTTATCAGCCAAATACATAGTACCATCATCAGAATCAAACATTTTAAATTTTAATTATAGTGGCGGTGTAAATTTTAATACTGATGTATTTTTTAATAAAAAAACATTTATAAAAAATTTAACATGCGATACTGTGGATGTTGATTTTTTAAGCGCAAAGCGAGAAATAACAACAACAATATATAATATATTTCAATTAACCGGGGCATATGTAACTCATGATGTTATAATAGCTGGAAGCTTAACATCAACAAACATTTTTGCTACTAGCTCAGTAGTAACTCCATATTTATCTTGTTTATCTGCAACCTTTACATCATTAACTGCAAATTACGCAACTATTAATAAAACTCTTAGTGTTGGTGGTGATTTATATGCAAGCAAAATTTATGGACAAATAGATATAGATCCATTTTCTCAATTATATTATAATAATAAAAATCAACTTTCATTAAATCCAAATCAAAATTATGTTTTTGCGGTTAGACCATCCGACGAATATTCCACGGATAATATAAATGTTCCAAGAACAATTAATGGCGATTGGTGGAGTGATTTTGGTAACAATTTAGAAGATACTAATGTTTTAAGACCATATTTTAAAAATTTACAAGCTGTTTTTGATTATATTTACAAAAACGGAATTATTGGAAACAATGTAACGGTTTATGTAGACGAAGATATAGTTTCTGGTGAAGATAAAGTTAATTATTTTACTACAGATAAAAGCGGAACTTATGCGGGTTGCACAGTTACTGGAAATTTATCGGCAGGATTTTTTAGCACAGAATGGTTGGGTTCCAGATACCCACACTTAACAGCTGGAGGTGTTATGGGTGGTGATTTCCTGTGGGGTTATGATAGTAGTGCTGATATAAGCGGTTCTTTTTCTTACATCAATTTACCACCAATACAATTTAAAAATATAACCATTAGCGGTAGATATGAAATAAATTCTTTGGTCAAAAACAATGGAACTTTATATTATTCTGCTACTGGTAGAAGATTTAATGATGCCCCCAGAAAAATTTCCTTTAGGACTTATGTCTGCTCGGAATATAAATTACCATATGGTACATTTACAAACAATTTATCTACTTGGAAAACCGTAAAAACAAAAACTTTAGTTCAAGGTAGACAGGTTTCATTTAGACATGATACTAATTTAAATTTAAACAATTTATGTTTTGAATTTAACACAAATTCAAACGATTCAACTGGGTTAGTATTTTATAATGGTCAAAATACAATTTCCAACATATCAGTTGCATTGTTGGGAACTGGTGTTTACACTTATGGCGCTTTAAATATAAACTCAAAAGACACTTATGTTCAAATTTGTGGAAATGGTTTAGGAGATCCAACTTTATATACAACTACAAATTGGGGAAATTGGACTTATAATGGTTATAATTACGAAACTCCCAATTATTATCCGGGATATGGTTTAGCTATAATAGGAAATTCAAGTGATACATATCCAACAATAGTAAATTTTGGAAATACAACAGCATATACAGGTTTAATAAATGTAAATAATGGAGCATTTTTAGATATTACTGACTATAATATAGCTGGAAAAATTGGAAGATATTCATATTTGCAATCTAGTATAATATTAGACGGTAAATTTAATGCTAATGCATATTTTCAACTTGGAGAGGATTGCAGGATTCAGGGATGTGAATATTTATTTTCAACAAATAATTTAGCTATTAGTAGCAAAAATTTAACACCTAATAATGTAACCGTAACTGGATTAACGCCATCATTTAAATTACAACTAATAGACGAAACCGCTAACAAATTTAATTTTAAATATGTAAATTTTCACGGTTCATTCTCAACATTAAATATAAATTATTATGGATATACCAATTGGACCTTTTCTCCAAAAGAAAGTATAACAACATATTATCAAAATTCTTTTTTAAACATATACAATGGAAATAAATTAGACCCAAATTATATTTTTTACACAACATCATCTCCAAAATATATAGATTTAACTAATTCTTTAATTTCCATAGGATATATAAATAAAATGGTACAATCTAAATATAATACTGATAACAGTATGTATTATGTAAATATTTCAGACTTACTTAAATATGATGATTATTTTAAATTAAAATCTCCGTTTAATGTCAATAACATATACACTTTAAATTATTATTCCTCAAGTGTTAGATAAGTAGTGATATGGATGTAGAAATAATCCCACTATCAAAAAAAGTAAAACTGGAAAGTTTAAAAACTGTTACTGATAGCAATTTATTGTCTTATAGTGAAGATTTTGGAAACGATAAATGGAATGGGTATTTGGGAACAAAAAAATTATCATCTACTAATATTTTAAATCCCTTTGGAACATCCACTGTAAGTGCTATTTCTGGAACTTCATCCATTTTACAAGATACTGAAAAATTTAATAAAATTAATAGTGTTGGTCAATATACATTTAGCATATATGTTAATGTTAGTAGTAATACAGCATCGTCAACGATTTCTCCTACAATTTGGGTATTAAATCCTGTTAGTTGCGCAGCTGGTTGTTCTTTTAATGTAAAAACTGGAAAGTTTTTGAGTACTAATGGAACGCTACCATTAGATTCCTATCATTCGGAATATGCAGGAAATGGTTGGTACAGATATTCAATCACAACTACTCAAATTTCGTCTGTAGAGACAGCAATAAGGTGTGAGGCATATTATAACATTTCAACCGCATTAACAGGCAATTTAATTGCATGGGGTGCGCAATTAGAGAAGGGTAAAAATTATGGAACTTATGTTAAAACTTCAAAAGAACCAAAAATATCTTTAATTGAACATGGTTTTGTAAATTCAAAGAAAGTAGAACCATCTTTGGGATTACCATATATAAAAAATATTTTAACTTATAGTCAAACATATTCTTCTTGGAATTCTTCAAATGTATCATTATCCGGAGAACAAAAAACAACATTATCTCCAAACAATAATTTTGATTCTTATAAAATTATACCGAACAGCGTCAATGGAACGCATTTTATTTCATTGTCAGCAAAGGTAAATAGTCCAAATGCTCCTTATACATTTAGCACATTTTTTAAAGCATCAGCTTATCGTTATGCTGCATTAAAAATAAGCACATTAGAAGACAATAATTCTACATATCTTACTGGCGTTGCTGATATAAGTGCAGGAAACATATTATCTTTGACTGGAAATAACGTATTTGATGGTAATGCCAAAATTACACAATACGAAAATAAATGGTACAGATTTAGTATCACTGGAACATATTCGTCTTTTAGAAATTTTAATTGTCAGATATATTCTGGTGCATTTGCAATTTCCAGTATGACATTTACTGGTAATAATAATTCCCATATTTTAATTTGGGGTTCGCAACTAGAAAAAGGTGCAAATACATCCAAATACATTGAGACTAATTCTAAAAACAAAACCGGAATATCTTATACTGATATATCATCATCTACTGATTATATTTCATCTTATTATTTTCCATTATTTGCAGACACTAAAAATAAATCAATCCAAAATAGCAGAAGATTTACTGGAAATGACACTATATTTTTATCGGGAAAATATTTAAGCTATAAAAACAACAATCCAAAATATAATATTGATATATCTGGTACATTTCATGCATTAAGTGCATTTATACCAACATTATCAACAAATTATTTTAAAGGTATTGATTTATATTTTAATGATTTTCAAAATATTGTATTTGATTCTGATGTTACATTTAAAAAAGTTCCTTTTGCCAATTATATTTCAGCTAATAATGTTTTTATAACATCATTATCATCATTATCCACTCGTTTTGATTATATAAGCGTACCATCAACATCAGCCGATATTGTATTTTCTTCAATTACTTGGAATGTTACAGCTGGCGGCTCAGTTTCAGCTAGAAACATAAGAACTAAAGATAGTTTAATATCAACGTTTTTATCATCAAAAAATTCTTATTTTAATAGTTTAACTTCTGATAATTTTACAGTAATTTCAAATTTAACATCAATTTCAAGCATATCTTCCACTTATATACATGGTTATGTACAAATAGATCCATTATCATTATTATATTACAACGGAAATTCTATAAGCACAAGATTGTCAGCTACATATTTTTTTGGAGTTAAACCATCGGATACGGTAAATGCAACCGATAATATTAGTGTCGTTAGATCTTTAACTGGAGCATGGGATGGTGGTGATGGATCAATTATAGAAACCCTTCCTGTATATAAACCATATTTTAAAAACATAAAACAAGTTTTTGATTATGTATCAGTTAACAAACTTTACGGCGAAGATTTAAACATATTAATATATGATGATTTAATTCAAAATAATATTAATAATGATGGAACTAATTCAAGTGGTGGTTGTTCTTTTAATGGAAATATAGAAGCCAGATATTATAGAAAAGAGAATTTGCCAACATCTTTACAATCGGCTGGTTTAAAAACTGGAGATTATGTTTGGAATCAAAATAGTACATCAGATATTAATGGTAAAATTTCTTATTGGGGCGTAGATCGTTTAAATTTTAAAAATGTTAATTTTTTGGGAATGTATGAAATTGGCACTTCTATAAATTCAAACTTAAAAAAACAATATTCATATAATAAACCATTTAACTATTCTCCTAGAAAAATATCTTTTAACACTTACGTTTGTTCAAATCCAGCATTAACCGTGGGTGATTTTGGAACAGATGCTTCAGCATGGACATCATTATACGTAAAACCTTCATCTAATGTTTTTAACAGACCTATATACTTTAATGGTGATGAAATGGATGTTAATATTCAAAATTTGTGTTTTGAATTTAATTCTAACGCCACCGATTCCACTTGCTTATATTTTAAATCCGGAAATTCTTATATAATAAATGTTACAGTGGCAGCATTGGGGGCATCTAATTATGAACATGGTGCTGTTCTAGCTTGGCCTAAATCAAATGTTTATATTTGCGGAACACAACAAACCGATCCTTATTTATTGACGCCAGCGAATTGGGGTAAATGGACATTATTGAAAGGTGCGGTGGATCAAAACTATTATCCGGGATATGGTTTGGCTATAGTAGGAAATTCTACAACACAATCAATTCCAACATTATTTAGCACCGCATTTTTAAAAGCTTGGAGATCTAATATTTACGTTATGGATTATGATGTAAATAGAAAAATTGGAAGAGATTCTTATTTAAATGCTAGTTTAATATTGGATGGAAAATTTAGTTCTCAGTCGTTTTACGAATTAAAAGATCATGCTAAAGTGTTTGCAAACACACATATCTTTATAACAAATAATTTTTCTTTAAGTAATTATAATGCTAATGTTTATGATAGATCTCAATATAATGGAAAATATATAAACGTGTTTCAAAACACAAATAGAGGTAATTTTTATTATTTCAATTTCTTAGAATCATTTTCTACATTTTATCCTGAATATTTTACATTAGCGCAATGGACATTTAAAAATTCTGAACAAGTTTTGTTATATCAACTTGATAAAAATATATTTTCATCAAAATTAATAAGTCAACAAGATCCTAAATATATTTTTAATACCACAACTAAAACAATATGCGTTTCTGGTATTCTTTTTCAAGATTATCAAAAAAATATATTACATCAAGCTATGCCATTAAATGATAGTTTTAATCTATATGAATATAAAGAACCAAACGAATTACCTTCTTATAATTTAGCTGGTATATACTCATTAATCAGTCCAATAGATGAAATTTCAACTTATACTTTAAATTTTTATACTTCTAGTTTATAAACGATTAATTTTGATATTTAGATTTTTAAATCTAAATATTATTATAGATGTTCACTTTTAATTTTTATAATATATCAGCGATAAATTGGAAACCTGTAGATTTTAAAGTTATAGGTGAACAGTGTGATTTTATCAAGACGCCCATTACATTTAGTAATGGTATGAAATTTAATTTATTTTCATTTTTACAGGATTCTAATGATTTTTCTTTTAATAATAAAAGTGGTATTTTTTTAACTAATTTAAAAAATAATAATGAAATAATAATAGATAATAATTTACCGGAAATAGGTCAAAATTTAAAAAAATTACAAACTATATTAACTGATGAACAAAGCAATGTATATAAACATTATTCGATTACTGGTAATTTGTCCGGATTAACTGTATCAAATGATAAATTTAAAATTCAAGATGAATTAATTTTAAATTTTGTGGATTCATACGTCTATGTTGAAGATTATTATGGAAATGTTTTAACTAATAGTGGATTTGGTAATAATCAGTTATTTTTTACTGGAAAATTTGGAAATTTAACAAAATATCAAAAATGGGATTATGTCATGTCCGATAATATTATTATATTATTTGAATATGATTCTAATTTTAAAAATGCAATTATTAAAAATAATTTTGACCGTTTAGAAGTTGTAGAATTGGCAATAAATTCAAATTCAAATTTACCAAGTAATTCATTTTTGTTTTTAAATTCTTATAAAAATAAATTAAAATCGTATAACAGCATAACTGACAGTTTTCTTGTAAAATATAATGCAAATCCAATAATAAATGAAAATGATATTTTATCGATAAAACAAAGTTATGATTATAAGCAAAATTATTTAGGAATTTTTCCTTATGAAAATATAAATGATGATGGAACATTCAATTTTTATTTTCACCCACTCAAAAATTATCAAACTGCGGAATATACATATTTAAATGGTAAAAATAATAGAGAATATTATAAAATCTATTCTGGCACAAATCAAAAAAATGGTTTAAATAAAATTTATTTAAATTATACAGCAAATTCATTAATTTTAAAATTTAAACCAAACACTTTTACGGATTTTTATTTTAGTCCAACTAGCGATTTTATGCCTTTAAGCCAAGCTGGTTTGGTAGAATCGGGTGCATCCGCTGGCAATTATCCAAGTGTTTCTGATAGATTATATACAAATAAACAAAATATTTTCGAAGAAATACCTGAATTAAAAAGCATTGTTAATGCTAATAATTTTAATGAAAATAAATTATTATGTTCTTGGTTGTGTGGAACTAAAGAAGAAGGTGAAAAAATTTGGTATGATAGATACTACAATCCAGCATATTATACAGTAGATGAAGCATTATCAGCAACTCACATGTTATATCACAATTTATTGGATAAAGACAAAGGATTAATTTATGATGTGCCATCCGAAATCATATTATCTCCGGGAGTTTTATATAAATACTATCATGTAGGAAATAGAGATAGTTTAAATTTCTTAAATGATTTAAATTACAAATATGACAATGGGCTAAAATATTCTAATTTTTTGAATATAACTAGCTGGACATCTAATCAATTATATGATCAATCACCATACAATAACAATGGATTAGTTTTTGGTAATTCTGGAAACTTTTTTGGAGATTATTGGAAACTTGATGGTAGTAATTATGCAATTTTTCAAGCAAACGACACACTTCTTGAGCCTACTAAATTTACAACATCATTATGGTTAAATTTTGATGATTGGAGTAATGTAAATGGTTATCAAATTTTTGGAAATTATTATAATAGCGGGTTTGGGTTAATTAATGATGCTAAATCTATAGCGCCATTGATAACATTAATAAATAATGCATCAAAAACTATATATAATATTAATTTTAATTTTATAGAATCATCTAAAATAAAAACAACAATTAATTGTGATTTTGTTCAAAGACTTTCCGATATGAGTTATTGGGTTTTTGATTCTAGTAATTTATTAGCTATAAAATATAATGTAAATAATTCAATAGTAAGCATTGGTTTTGATGAAAAAATAGGTCCAAAACTATTAACAAATAAAAATATTTCAAGAATAGATCAAGTTGAAATAGATTCTAATGAAAATTTATATTTGTATGATAGTAAATCTAAAAATTATTTTGTTTTTGATAAAAATGGTAATGATGTAACTTATAGTAAAGCTTCTCAAAATTCAAAAAGAATAGAAATTGATTTATTTAATAATGTTTTAGATGTGTATGGTAATTGTTCCGTTGTTGATTGTAATAATTCATTGTGGCAAATAATTGGACCAAATTTATATAAAGATACAAATGTGGTTGGAACTGTCGGCGCATCAAATCAAATATCATGTGACGTTTATAATAATATATGGATTTTATCAAATGATGATTCTTATACAAAAATAGATAATAACGGTAATTTTTTGTTTAGATATAGTTTTAGTAAAGCGCCTTTATTGGCAGAAAACAATTGCCCACCATCCCTACCACCTCAACCACCAAAATTAAAAGTCTTGGATGAAGATCTTCCATTTCTATCAACAAATGATTATCGTTATATTTTAACATATGATGATTATCAACAAATATTAGTTACTCCACCAGAAGAAAAAGAAAGAGAGCCTATATTTCCCACAACGACAAGAAAAAGATTAATTAATTTTGTTACAATACCCACACCAATTGAAAATAAAACCGATTTAACATCAATATGTGGATTATCATCTATTCAAGATGATAACATGGTAATGGTAGATTTAAATGATAATCAAGCATATATAATAAATCAATTAGGGCAACTTTACTTAAAAATAAATTTAGAAAATTTAATTTTAGAGGGAGAGGATGTGAAATTTAATACGGGTGGTGATTTCACAGGTTATCAAAATATAAGAAAATTTAAAAAAACAAAAAACACTACATTTTCTTGGAAATATCAAACAGCAAAACTATCAAATTCTAATGCAATTTACAGTAATTCAAATATTATTAGTGCTGATGTTAGTAGACTATCTAAAGGGTGGCATAATTTCACATTTACTTTTGATTCAAAAGCGGGAAATGCTAAATATTATATAGATTCTATCTTAATAGACACTAAATTCTTTAATCCGGGAGATGTTATACATTACATTTATAGGACTTCGTTAATCTTGGGAGCTACAACCGTAAAAAATACATTATTAAATAATTTTTTAAATATAAATGATGGTTATAGAATGATTGGTTCCGTTGCTGATTTAAAAATGTATAATATAGTTTTAAATAAAGGAGATATTGAAAATTTATATTATTCATCACCATTTGCTCCTAGAGTTAAAGATTTAAATTGGAATATGCCTGTTGGTTATAGGAATTATGTTGAAGAGATAACAGAATGGTTTCAATTTCAATTACCAACAAATAAAAGCAAATATTATAATATAAATATTCACAATTTAAATGTTGATGATAAATTAAAAAATAGTATAGAACTAGCAATAAACAACATTATAAGTAAGTTGTCTCCAGCACACACATCTTTAAATAAAATTAATTGGAAATAATATGTCAACAATTTTAAAAAAAACAAACTCATTATGTTCTAATGTCGATTTAATTGATTCTAATTCTTGTTTAGGGGATTCTTTAATTGTAATAAATAAAAATTTTTCAAATTTAGAAAAAACAACAAGACGTATGATAAATTCAGTTGATTTTTGGACTGCTGATTTTGGAATAACTTCATATTTTCACGCAGTTAGTTCCAAATTAATTTCTATGATGTACAACATTCAAACAATTAATGATGTATATAAATCCCCATATTCAACTATTCAAAGTCTAAGTTCGCAGTGGGGATCTAAAGAATTTTCGGTTTATTATCCCGAAATTATAGACTTAGTGTATTATTATTCAAACACCAGTATAATCAATGAACAAATCACTTATTGGTTTATCAATACATTTCCTCCTGATAATTTTTCCGAAGGACAAATTATAAATATTTTTATTACATTAAGCTATAGCAATTATTTCGATTTTACTTTTAATTCCAGTTACAATGAAAATTGCTCACCCACATCTCACAGCGATAATAACTTATCCTGTAACGGTTGTGGTGGTGACTCTAGAAATGCTGGCTGTAATCATGATGCGGGAAATAGACATTGGTGCGATAATGCTTATTCTTATTGTAAACAAGATTTACAAAAACAAACAGCAAACACATATAGTTGCACTGGATATGTTGGTGAAACATTTGATTATGATACATACAATGGGTTATATTCTGTGGGCAATAGTGGATATTTGCAAATAAATTATCAAATACCTAACATAGAAGATAGATTTGTATCAAGAATAGTAAAATTTAAAGCAAAAAATAAAATTAACGATGGTTATTTATCATGGGAGGTAATTTAATATGCTAGAATTAACAATAACATCCGTAAATTCGGCCACAGACAATATAGCTGATTCATTAGAAACAATTAACAATAATTACAATAGTTTATTTTTAGCAACAAGTGGACTTGAAGATGAATATAACCTTTCGCTGAGTCCATTAGTTCAATATTATGAAAATTATTATTATCAATTAAAAGAATCATTTAACTTATATGAAACATATAAAAATGAGTGGAATGATTTTTTAACAACCGTAATTAGTAACAGTTCAAAATGGTTAACACCAATGACAATTTTTTATCCAACTATAATAGAAGATCCTATCTCCGACGATGATATATATGATGTAAATAATTGGCTTAGGAAGTTTTTTCCAATTAAAAATTCTGATGATACATCAAATTATGTTGATGGTCAAATTTTTATAGTTAATTGTTATACCTATGAATATTCTGAACCAATTAAAGTTCTAAATCAACCATATTCATATTGTAATTGTCAAACTTATTCCGGAAGAATAGCATTACATTGTCAAACCAGAATAACTGGAGGTTGGATTAATTGCAATCAAGGTAGCTATAATTGCGACAAAGTTATTAATTGTTATCCAACAAAAGATGTAGACTGTTGGTACGAAAGTCCATATTTGCATGAAAATGGAAATGTAATTAAACCAACTGATGCAACTGCAACTAAAAGAAAATCTATATCAAAAATACAAGCTAATATATCTATGGAATATACAGATAGAAGAGAAAATTCAATTAAAACTTTTATTTTTAGAGTATCCCAATGTGATTGGGAATATAGAGGAACAACCATATAATTATGAGATGCACTATACCTATTTTAAATATTAATCCTGATGAATGTGTAGGAGATTCTGTCGGTAAACATAATTACAACGCATTAGCATTAGACACAACATTATGTAATTTATCAAGTTTATTTTATGTTAATGAAATAAATGTATCCAAAGCAATATATGATTTAGAAAGTTTAGTTTTTAATTATTATGGGTTACGTTATGAATATACATTAGAATACGCAAATGAATTTAAAAAAGCAGCAACAATAGTAAATCTGTTGAGTTCTTTTTGGGGTAATTATGAATTTTCTATCAGTTTACCGATTAATACAGTATCACTAAATAACCAAGATATCTATTTATTAACTCCTGTTCTTTCAACATTAAATGAAAATAATGTTTCTAGAATTGCTAGTACGACTTTAAAGTATATTTCTGAAATAGAATTAAATAATAACTACAGTCCATTGAAATATCCCAACTATACAATAATAAACGTTAACGTTCTATTGTATAATTTAGCTCCCACAATTAAAGATCAAAATAACAATGTCGATCCTTTAATTAAAATTAAATACTCACCAACACAAAGTTATAATTATACAAATAGAGTTATAAATGCAGCATATAGTAGAGATACTGTCTATGTATCAACAGGATTAATATTAAGATTTTATGTAAAAGATAAAAAATGGAATTATATGGGATATATTTTAAATGACAAAATATATTCAGCTAAACCAAATATAAATGTTTCAGCAATAAAACCAAGTGAATCTAATGTTTTAAATTCTACCAATAAAAATATTAATAATTTTTTAAACAATTGTAAAGAAATAGAACCAAACACATGGTATTCTACAAAAAAATATGTTTATAGCAATTCATTATATTCGGGAACATCTAATAAATTGGGAAAAATAACAATGACGTTCAGAACTTCTAACAATGAAACATCAACATTTAGCTATAAAGCTAATGGATATAATCCTTCAACAAATACAGGTGGTACTGATGTTTACATGGAATTTAATGGTGACACCATTAACGTGTATGAACAATACCCATTACAAAAAACATTAGTTTACTCTTGGGTTTATCCATATAAATACAAAGAAGATGTAAATTTTAAATATACATTTGATAATAATGGCGTATCATTTACTCTCTGTGGATCTACTAGTATAGTTTAATATGTTTGTTTTGTTTAATAAAGATAAAAAACTTGTAGGTTATAGTGAAGATATTCCAGATACACCAACTCTTAATATTTTTAAACTAAAAATACCTGATGATAAAAAAGATTTATCTAAATGGAAATGGGAAGGTGATATGTTTTCTGGAAAAATGGTGAAAATAAACAATTGAATTTTTTTAAAAATATTATAAGATAATATAACATGAATAACTCTTTTAGTAAAAATTCACCAGATTTAAAATTTAAATATGCTGCTGGATTGGGTGATATAGTTGCTTGCTTCTTACATTGTCGTTTAGTTGGCTGGTTAACCCATTTCATAACAGGAAAAGATAAACCATGCTTTACTTGTTCCGAGAGAAGACATGCATTAAATGTAATAATGCCGATTCCGTTTTGGAAAATATTTTTTAAAAATAAAAAAGATTTATTAGAACAATTAGCTGCTGAATATAGGGGCATGAGTTATGATGTAGAGGTAAATCTTGAAACTAATAAAATTTCAGTCTCAAAAGCCGAATTTACAGAATTTAAAAATGATTAATATATGGAAATAGAAATAATAACAACATCAGCGGTAGATAATAAGCTTGATCCAACTAGAAATTTTGCAATCGCATTAAATCGAATTGTTTCTAGCATTAAAATGTCTCATTGGTATTCTTGCAACTATAATATGCACGTGATACTTGGAGATTTATATGATGACTTGACCAATTTATTCGATAAACTTCAAGAAGAAGTTATTGGAACCGTTAATAGTTATGATTCAATTTTTCCATTATTCAATTTTGAAATATTTGTAGATAAAGATATTAATCTTTATAGAGACGATGAATCCATTATAAATCATTTTTATAACACTTCTGATAAATTAAAAGAACTTTTAACTTGTTTGGAGTTTAATGGTTTTATCGACACGGTAAAATCCGGATTGACTAATACTAAAGAAGAGATAATATCAAGAATCAACAAATCAATATATCTACTATCAATGATCAAAAATTAAAATGAAAAAAAATAAAATATTCGTACAAATCGCAGCATACAGAGATCCTCAATTAGTTCCAACAATTAAATCTCTATTAGAAAATGCAAAAAAACCCGAAAATTTAATTATATGTATAGCAAACCAATATGATGATGAAAACGTATTAAATGAATATAGGGGAGATAAGAGGTTTAAAATTATAGATATTCCATATCTAGAAAGCCAAGGTGCTTGTTGGGCGAGAAGTAGAATTCAAGAATTATACGATGATGAAGAATATACTTTTCAATTAGATAGTCATCATAGATTTATTCAAAATTGGGATCATGAATTAATCAAAATGATTAAACAGCTAAAAAAGAAAGGTCATAAAAAACCTTTATTGACTGCTTATATTTCAAGCTTTAATCCGGAAAATGATCCAGCGGAAAGAATTGAAATTCCTTGGAAAATGAATTTTGATAGATTTATTCCCGAAGGTGCTGTTTTCTTCTTACCAGCATCTATAGATGATTATAAAGAAAGAAATGAACCAGTTCCAGCTAGATTTTATTCTGCGCATTTCTGTTTTACTTTAGGTGAATTTTGTAGAGAAGTTCCCCATGATCCAGAATATTATTTTCATGGTGAAGAAATATCAATAGCGGTTAGGGCATACACAAACGGATACGATCTATTTCACCCTCACAAAGTAGTAGCATGGCATGAATACACTAGAAAGGGAAGACCAAAACAATGGGATGATGATAGAGTTTGGGGTGATAGAAATAGCAAATGTCACGCCAAAAATAGAAAATTGTTTGGTATGGATGGTGAAACGCCAGCAACAGATTTTGGAGTCTATGGTTTTGGTAATGTTAGAACACTATCAGATTACGAAGCATATGCTGGATTGCGTTTCAATACAAGATCTGTACAGCAATATACATTAGATAATAACTTAGCACCAAATCCAGTTATATCGGATTCAAAAGAATATGATGAATCATTTTTAAATATTTTTAAACATTGTATTGATGTCGGATATGAAAGTGTTCCTGAAAAAGATTATGAGTTTTGGGTTGTAGCATTTCACGATAAAAATGACAATACTATGTATAGAAAAGATTCTGATGAATATGAAATCGCTGAATATTTCAAAGATCCAGATGGTTACTGTAAAGTGTGGAGAGAATTTCAAACCAAAGAAAGACCAGCTTATTGGGTAGTTTGGCCATTTTCTAAATCAAAAGGTTGGTGTGAAAGGATTACCGGAAATTTATGATTAATTATTCAGTATGTATAACAACTTTTTCTAAAAGATTTAACTTTTTAGAAAAATTAGTATCTCAAATTAGGTCATTTTCAAATTGTGATATTTTAATATCAATAAATGGCGACTATAAACAAGAATTTAATAATGAATATAGAAAACAAATATTAAATTTATGTTTAAAATATGATAATATTTATCCATTATTTTTTATTGAACAAAGAGGTTTAGCAAAAATGTGGAACGAACTTGTTATTCATAGTAAAACTGATTGGTGTTTAATTCTTAATGATGATGTTGAATTAACACGGGATGAGATTTTTTCTCAAACAATACCAAGTTTAGGTGACAAACCCGATTTACGTAGAATTAATGGTTCATTTTCACATTTTTTAATACATAAAGTTTGTTTAGATGATTTAGGTTATTTTGATGAACGTTTTTTGGGATTTGGTGAAGAAGACGGTGATATGATTTACAGATATATTGAAAAATATAATTCTTGGATTCAAGAATTATATGTTCATGGATTTATTAATATTGTTAGTGATATTAGAGATGAAAATATTACGCCGGGAGTGTGGAAATACTCAAAATTTAATAGAGATTTTGCATTTTTAATTGAAAATCCAAAATACGTCCAAGTGTCTGAAGGTATTTCGGGAAGTTTTAGTACTCCTATGTCAAAAAATTTGAGAGACGAACAGCAATATCCATATGAAAAATTTTTTAGAGAAAATAAATATAAATTATAATAAATAGATAATATGATTAACATAATTACTTCACTTTCAAGATATAATAATATTGAGATAATATACTCAAGCATAAAACATCAAACCGACAATTTTATTTGGCATTTAATAGAAGGAACTAATGCAACTGGTGAGGCTTCATTAGATTTTCTCAAAGAAGATGCGAGAGTTAAATTTTACAAAATAGAAACATCTCATTTTTATGGTTACGAACAACGTAACTATTTTATAACAAATATAGGAGCCGATGACAATGATTGGTGTTATTGGTTAGATGATGATAACATTGTGACACATGATTTAATAACAACATGCGAAGAATATCAAAACACAGATGTAGATTTTATTTTATTTTCTCAAAAAGCTGGATTGACTGAAAAAATTAGATTACATGGTGATGGGATTCATAGATTAAAAATGGGTTCATTTGACACAGGTTCTTTCGCTATGAAATATAAAATGATGAAAAAAACTTTTATACACTATTTCCCTTACCACAATGGGGATGGAGCTTATGCTGAAAGTATCGCCCCTCTTAGCAGTGAGCATAAATTTTTATATTGCCCCGATAAATTTGTAAGATATAACGCTTTATCTTTAAGAATAATATGATTAAAATAAAATTAGAATGTTGGTGGACAAATACACCATCAATAAACAATAGAATAATAGAACAGTTTATTTCAAAACAAGATCTTGAATCATATTGTTTAGTTGAAAGCGATCCAGATTATACTATTGTTTTTGGTAAAACCGACTGGCATAAGTTAGGAACCCCTAAAGAGAGAACATTTTTCTTTACACAAGAACCACTTTTTTCACCAAACGAAGAAAGAGGGATTGTTCATGATTATTGTTCAAAAATATTTATAGCTGATAAAAGAATGTATCCCGATAAAGAAGAATACATAGAAACACTAGTTCCGATGTTTTATGGTGGTTCTAGTGAAAGTGATTATAGAGAAGAATATAGTTGGGATTTAAATATCGTTAATAGAAAATTTCCAAAAAATAAAAATATTTCATGTATAATATCACAAAATTATTCATCATATTATGATACATTTGAAAAAATTGAATTTTTTAAAATAAATAATAAATTTAGAACTGATTTAAGTGTTTCTTTGTCGCGTGAAACCAATATTCATATATATGGAAGATGGTGTGAAAAAACCGGAGATAATGTTTTTGGTGATGTTTGGAACAAACATGTCGCATTAAATGATTATAAGTTTTCTGTTTGCGCTGAAAATTGTTTGCAAAAAAATTATATTAGTGAAAAATTTTGGGATTGTATTCTTACCGATACCGTTCCAATTTATTTGGGATGTTCTAATATAGAAGAATATATTCCAAAAGAATCATTTATTAACATAAACAACAAATCACAAGAAGAAATAATTCAAAAAATAAAAGAAATTAATTTAAATGCAGATGAAATTTATTTTGAAAAAAAAGAAATTATTCAAAATTTAAAACAAGAATTTTTTAAAAATATAAAATACAACTTATGGGAAAAAATAAAATTTGAAATAAATGATAATTAATATGAGTATATCTATAAATGTACCATTTTGGAGTGATGGGAGAGAACAATCCGATAGGATAAGAAATGTAATAATAACGTGGAATGAACTTAAAAAACTTAAAACTTATTTAATCGATAATGGTTTAGATGTTGATATTGAACTTTATGATTTCTCTCTAGAGAAAATTATATCAGATTCTATTCATATACCATATCCTATAGGTACTTTTAAAAAAGCAGAAAAATTAAACATTATTCTTAATCAAAAATCAAAGTATAAATTTTTTATGATGATGGATTGTGATACTTTTTTTGCGGAAGAAGATTATGAAAAACTTTTAAATGTATTGAAAAATTTAAAAGAAGAATCGGTTCAAACATTTGATTTAGCTAAACTGAATGGAAACATAAGTGAATATTTTGAAGGTGGCGTATTTAATAAAGACAAGGCAGATTGGGCTTATGCTTATTCCGGTCCAAGAGAGCTTGGACCATTAGCAAATGGTTTCATTGGGGGGTTGGGTGGAGTTTTTATAGCGGACACGCAAATGCTGATTGATTTTGGGGGATTTGATGAAAAATATAAAGGTTGGGGTGAAGAAGATGGTGAATTTATGGCGAGGATATATAATTCCGGTAAAAGAATATTTTCAAATAAATTGTTTTCACCATATCATCTGCCTCATTTTGCTGATTACAATAACCCTCTTTATGGTAATAGATTTTAATATATGAAAAAATTTCCATTAACTTTTGTCACTGCTATCTATGGTAATGGTTTAGATACCGTGTCTGGTGGCAGAGGCAGAGGCGTTGAATTTTATAAAACAACTCTTAAAAATATAGGTAATCTTAAAATTCCCATTGTAATTTATACTAATAAAGAAAATGTGGAGAATGTTGAATATTATGCTTCACAGTATTTTGAAGATTATAAAATCATACCATATGATTTAAATAAAGCTAAATTTGCTAAAAAGGTATTAAAATATAAAGAGAAGATTTTAAATACAATTGATCTCAATGATAGAAATCATATACTATGTTACAATAAAGCATATTGGGTAAAACTTTGTATCGAAAAAAACTATTACAATTCTGAAAAGTTTTTATGGATTGATAGTGGTCTTTTTCATCACGGCATTATACCAGAAAAACATGGTGGAGTTGAATTGTATAGATCCGATATACCTGATTCATTTTATTATCCAGAAAATAAAAATAATATTTTTACACCAGAATTTGGTAAAAAATTAATAAAACAAATAAAATCAAAAAAAATATTTGGATGCGCTCTTGGTTGGCAAGGTTGTTCTCAAGAAATATGTAACATTGCTAATATAGTTTTTAAGAAAAATATAACAAATATAAGCATTCATGTTATTGGTGGTATATTCGGAGGATATAAAGAAGATTTTTTAAAATTTTTTAATTTATATGAAAAGCTGGTTAAGCATTGCGTTGATAATGAAATTTTATTTTTAGAAGAACCTTTGTTTAGTTGTATTAATGCAGCATATCCTGAAATTTTTAATCTTAAAACATTTGATCATTGGTGGTTTTATATGCCAAATGAACCATGTCATATGCTATCAGAAGATGCTAATAGTTTTTATAAAATATTTTTAAATTTTTAATATTGAATATTTTTTAATTTGTTATAAATTTAAGTATGCCTTCATCGACATCATTTTTTAAAAAACAAACCATAGATTATATAATAAACAATTTTAATATTAATATTAAAATTTTAGATGTAGGTGCTGGAATAGGAACATATTCAGATTTACTTAAACCAAAAGGTTACAAAAATATAGATTGCGTTGAAATTTTTGAAAATTATATACAATTATTTGATCTTAAATCAAAATACAATAAAGTAATAAATGAAAATGTTGTTAATTTAGATGAGAGTGTATTGAATTCTTATGATTTGATAATTTTCGGAGATGTTATCGAACATATAACAGAAGAGGATTCATTAAAATTATTTAGTAAAATTAAGAATAGAACAAATGTGATTGTATGTGTTCCTTTCATGGCCCCACAAGGAGAGCATTATGATAATATATATGAAACACATTTACAAGATAAATTAACCTTTAATAATTTTTTAGAAAAATATAAAACATTCGTACCATTTTGTGTTAGATATGATTATGGCGTATTTTTAAATGTTAATAGTTTAAACATAACTCAGGACATTTATATAATTGATTTGGAAAACACTAAAGATGTTGAAGATTATTCTATAGATAGAAAAATAATAAATCTTAATAACGAAATTGTAAATGTTACTGAAAGCCAAAATGAAGACAATTTTCCAAAATCTGATAACAATGAAATAACTTTTGTTACAGCTTTGTGGAATATAAAAAGGGATCAGTTAGGAGAAACTTTTGGTAGAAGTTATGAAACATATTTAGAAAAATTTTCTGAATTATTAAAAGCTCCAATTAATATGTATATCTTCATTGATAAATCCGATGAAGAATTTATATGGAAACATAGAAGTAAATCAAACACAAAAGTTCACATTATGAGTGTTGATGAATTAGCTGAATGGTTTCCCTTTACAAATTTAACAGATAGCATTAGACAAAAACCAGAATGGCTAAATCAAGCGGGATGGCTTCCGGAATCAACACAAGCAAGGCTAAAGATGTACAATCCTTTAGTGATGAGTAAAATGTTCATGTTAAACAATGTTACTGTTTGGAATCCCTTTGAGTCCGAATATTTTTATTGGATAGATGCTGGCATAACCAATACAGTTCATTGGGGATATTTTACACACGATAAAGTGCAATTGAAATTACCAAGCATTTCAAACAACTTTATGTTTTTGGCATTTCCATATCCAGATGGAAACGAAATACATGGATTTACGAGAACGGAAATGAATAGGTTTGCGCAAACTGAAAATGTTGAATATGTTTGTAGGGGTGGATTTTTTGGTGGAAATAAAACAAACATAAATCAAGCTAATGCATTATATTATAATCTACTAGAAACATCATTAAAAGAGGGATTCATGGGAACCGAAGAAAGCATTTTTACTCTCATGACTTATTTGGATGAAGATGGATATAATGTTTTTGCTATTGATGGAAATGGTTTAATTAATACTTTTTTTGAAGGATTAAAAAATGATAACACTCCTTTTATAAAAAATAAAAGTAATAAAAATATAATACATAATCCAAAGGTTGCATTATATGTAATAACTTTTAATAGTCCAAAACAATTTAAAACTCTTCTTGCTTCAATGGAAAGTTATGATAAAAACTATCTATTAAACACTAAAAAAGTTTTATTAAACAATTCAACAAATAAAGAAACTTTACCAGAATATGAAAGATTGTGTTTGGAATATGGATTTGAACACATACAAAAAGATAATATTGGAATTTGTGGTGGTAGGCAATTTATAGCTGAACATTTTGATAAATCTGATTGTGATTATATGTTATTTTTTGAAGATGATATGTTCTTTTATCCTAAAAAAGAATTATGTAGAAATGGGTTTAATAGATTTGATCCTGACCTTTATAATAAATCATTACACATAATAAATAAAGAGAATTTTGATTTTTTAAAATTAAACTTTACTGAGTTATATGGAGATAATGGTACTCAGTGGGCTTGGTATAATGTACCACAAAACATTAGAGAACAACATTGGCCCAATAAGAAAAAATTACCAGTGCAAGGATTAGATCCCAATGCACCTAAAACAGTTTTTAATTGTATAAAAACTTACGAGGGCATACCTTATACAATGGGAGAAATATATTATTGCAATTGGCCTCAGATTGTTAGTAAAGCGGGAAATAAGAAAATGTTTATAAATACAACTTGGGCTTATCCATTTGAACAAACTTGGATGTCTCATATGTTTCAATTATCGATAAAAGGTGAATTGAATGGTGGAATATTACTCATGACTCCAACGGAACACGATAGATTTGACTTCTATGGTTCCGATGAAAGAAGAGAAAATTAATTCTTACATATAACTCAATAGATTTGTTTCTATTGAGTTAATAAAATATAAGAAAATCAATTTATAGCCTCACATATCCCGGAAGCGTTATTGTTAATATTTTACTCCATTGACCGTAATCATTTTTAACAGCAACATAATATGTTTTTCCGGAATATAAAGTGTAATTTGATGTTTGGCCATATGTATACAGATTTGTTGGTGAATATGCAGTAGCGATTTGGAATCCATATCCTAATCCAACCTCATTAGAATCATATGATTCTGATATATACAGATCAAGTTTTGTGCCTTTAGATCCAACAAATGTTCCATAATCAAGCAGATTAATTGCTATAGTTCCGCCGGGACATATATTACCATAAGCAGGAGGACATGTGGTTGGAGCATTTGCTGATCTAAGGCTAATAGATGGCAATACAGATGGCGGCTTCGTTTTTGTTGGTGTAGGTGTTTGTGAAGAAGTTCTGGTTGGAGTAGGTGTTGGTGTTTGTGTCAGACAAACCTCTACAGTTGTTGGGTTTTGTAATGCAGTGTTTATTGACTGGCTATTTAAAATTCTATCCCATGCCATTAATTCATCAATAAATCCATTAAATCCACCAGTTCCAACATATATATTACTATTATTGGATACTGGAACCGTGTTTGGTGATATGCTTACTGTATCGGTATTGGAACCGCTTTTTATTCCCACATTATCTACAAGTAAGGTGAATTTGCAATTTGCTGGATTTGTGGCATCAAACTGAAAAACTACGGTATGCCATAAATTATTATTTAATTGAGGCGTATTATAAGTTTTTCCGCTTATATATACTGGCTTAGATGAGCCTTGGAAAAGGCTCATGTAAATATAACCATCATAATCTACACCAAATTCATATATATTTGAAGAACCTATTTTGGTTTTGAATATAGCATTATTATTCAACGATGTCCATCCATCACTTGGAATTTTTACATATCCAGCTACCGTTATTTGTCTGCAATTTGGAAAATCATTATTTATTCTTTGCACCGAAAAATTAGTGTCAAGATTTAAAGAAGAATTACCTGCAAAATAACCATCACCATAAACCGGAGTTGTGTAATTAGGATTTTGTGTTAGATCATAATAATAGCAAGAACTATCATATAAGTTTTTATTAAATCTCCAAAAAGCTATATTTTTTACAGAAAGTAATGGTTCTTTTGTTGGTGTTGGTGTTGGTGATGCTGTATTTGAATTTGTTGGCGTTCTTGTTGGTGAAGGCGATAATGTTGGAGATGAAGTTGGAGTTGGAGTTCCTGTATTTGGTGGAGTTTTTGTTGGCGTTGAAGTTTTTGTAATGGTTGGAGTCTGTGTTTTTGTTTGAGACGGAGTTGGCGTTTTAGTTCTGGTTTGAGTTGGAGTCCTTGACGCTGTTGCCGTTGCCGTTGGAGTTCCCGTTTTCGTGGGCGTTGGTGTTTGCGTTTTAGTTGCATCGGGAGTATCCGTTTGAGATGGTGTTGGTGTTTGAGTTCTAGTTTGCGTTGGGGTCTGCGTTTGCGTAGGTGTTTGTGTTGGGGTATTTGTTGAAGTACCAGTTGGAGTCTGTGTTGAAGTTTTGGTTGGGGTCGGCGTCTTAGTTGGAGTTTGAGACATCGTTCTTGAAGGGGTTTGCGTTGGCGTCTGAGTACTCGTTGGGGTTGCAGTTGCGGTTGGAGTTGCGGTTGGAGTAGAGGTTCTAGTTTGAGTTCTTGTTTGCGTTGGTGTAGCCGTGTTCGTTGGCGTCTGTGTAGGAGTTCTGGTTTGAGTTGGAGTCTGAGTTGGTGTTGAAGTCTGAGTTATATAAATAATTGGAGAATCTATTTGATTTTTTTTAATTCCTATTACATCTATTTCATTCTGTCTTTTTGGTGGAGGCGTTGATGGGTTTTTTCTCGCAGATTTAGTAACTGTTTGCGTAGGTGTTGTTGGGTATGTTTTGGTTGGCGTACATGTTTGCGAAAGAGATGGTGTTATGGAAGGGGTTACTGATATCGTAGGAGTTCTTGATGACGTCACAGATACGGTTGGTGACAGTGATGGAGTGATAGATGGTGTTGGAGTTCTACTGGCTGTTTGTGTTGGTGTTGATGTTGGAGTTGGTAAAACTGGATTATTACCAAAATAACCTGTGTCATTATTTGTATTGGAACCACCAAAAAAACCTGCTGGAATAACTTTCGGCATATTATGAAGCAATTACGTAAAACGTTGAAGGATCAATATATGTGAGTTGATTGTAATTGCTTTGTGTAATAGCTATTATATTTGTAATTGAACTAGAATTTGGAACTAATGTCGAATCACTAAAAATAAAATTAGAAGAAATTTTATTTACATAAGTTGATACATCATTCCAATTGGAACTTAAACTACTAGTTGTAGAATAATTTGAATTCCATTTTGCAACTTCTGGTGAATCTTTTAAAACATAATTTGAGCTATTTTTATAATATGTTGTATATACACTATTTAAAATTTTAGTATCATTTGTCCAAGTTCCGCTATTTGAAACATATGATGTGTATACTTCTATTAATTTATCACCAGATAAAAAATTAAATATTGCATTTATAGGTGTTACATAATTGTTTCCATCACTTAAAATTGGAAAAATGTCTTGATTTGACAATTCCTCTTTTAATGGTAATTGTGAAAATTTTAAATTCATTGTTTTTTATATTTACTATTGTTTATTCAGTTTCAATACGTAAACCGTATTCTGTTATAAAAGTATAACCATCTTCGGATAATATATAGTTAGATGTTTCTAAACCATATCCTTTAAATATTCCAAAATCATTTCCGTATATATCAGTTCTCCAATTAGATTGTATACCAATATCAGATAAAAGAGTATCTACTTTATATAAGAATTTTTCTAAATCTAATTCATTTCTAAATGTAATTGGATTATTATTATCGTAATTCAAATCATTATAAAATAAAGGACTCCAAAAATAAAAAGAATCTTTTTGTAAACAAATTCCAATTTGATCTTTTTCATTTACCTCATAATTTGATTGATAAGGTGTAAATTTTTGATTTTTAACAGTATCTATAATAGTTCCGGAGTAATTTCCAGATCCGTATGGCTCTATCATCCATTTATTGTTTATGTTTTTTATTTCAACTGGAGTTAATTGATCCTTTTTAGTAAGACCTCTATTTCTAGAACCATACTTTTGAATATCTAAAAACATATATTCTAAATCCAAAGAATCTAAAAGTGAAATTTTTTTAGGATCTAATTTTATATCATAATTAACGCCTCTATAATAAGAAACCCCAAGTCTATCTGGTAATAAATAAGTTCCTGTTTGCTTTTCGGTAACAAATGAAGAGGGAAATCCTATATTAGCTACGGTTGGGAAATGAACATTATCTAAATTCAAATATGGATATAATGCCTCTATTAACTTTCCACTAGTAAACTCGACAAAAGATGAGTCACATCTATCTATAAAAAATAAATTTTCGGTATATGTAAAAGATTCATTTTGTGAACCCAAATAAAAATTATATTTTGTTGGATTTAAAGTTGAATAACTTTCCAAATATAAATCACTAGGTTCATTAGTTTGGTTTATTATATAATCTTCAACATTTCTAGTGTTTAGTGATGAAGATAAGTTTGAAGTTTCTTTTTTAACAATTAATTTATTCCACTGTTGATCTGTATATGTTACATTAAATGTTAAATCTTGATTCCAATTTATAAATTTTTTTCCAGAATTTTTATATCTTACATAATTTCCATTTTTTAATACAATATCTGAAACTTCTGGTTGATGCAATATAACATATTCATCCATTATCCTTCCACCACCAGCATAAGGTAATGCTGACATAGAAGAATTAATAGTTTTGCCCCAAAACGGTTTAGCTCCATATGTTTTTCCACGTGAAGAAAGATTGAAAGTGTTTGTATAATAATCCCAACCATCTAATTTAACGTTGATAGTGAATGATAAAGATGGTATATTAAAAGAAAGGGAATTATTTTGTGAAATGTAAGATATAGTATTCTTGTGAACATAAGCCAGATAGTCACCAGCCCTCAAAACCATATTGGAAGGAACATTTAATCCAATCCAATTACCAGAAGAGTCTCTTCTGGCCTTACACCAAACTGGCATTGAAGGAAAACATCCCATCAACAAAGTTGATATATTTTGAATAAACCTTTCTATGTTTATATCACTATACAGCAAATATTCTTGTAAGTTAAAATACAAATCATCATTTGCAATATTTTCCATTAACTTATTTTTTAATGAATAATAACCAATATCAATAGATGTTATTATTGCTCCGTTTTGTTTAATTATTTGAGCATAAGTTTCAGCAGTTCCTTCATTTACAGTTTCTTGACCATCACTAAATATCAATATTTTTTTAGTTGAATTCGGTAATGGACAATTTGAAACACTTCCTATTTTACTTTTGTTTATAATTTGTGAATTTAAATTTTTACATAAATTTTTAGTATCGCCATAATTACAATCATTATCAAAAGGTTGTGTTGTATATAAAACATTATTTGCCAATATTAAACCTTCAGTTATATTAGTTAACCAATAAGGATATCTTTCTGGTATTTTTATAGATTCTATACTGGTCAACAAATTCGATAAATCACTAGTTAAATAATTTAAAATTAAGCCATGTTCAGAAAATGAAATAATTGATATTTGTGCTTTTGGATTATTGTTTAATGATAATTCGCATATTTTTTTAGCCATAGATTTAACTATTTCTATATCAAAATATTGAGTTCTACTGTTGTCTATTAATATTACCAAATCTATTAAATTATTATAATCATTTCCACAAGTTAAAGATATATTTTCATATGGATAATTTACAAATAAATAAGGTGACTCCGTTGTACTGTTAGGATTAATTCTTAAATTGCTTCTATAATATGTATATCTTCTACCAGTTTTAAGAATCATCTTTTTTCCATTACCAGTAACCCAAGTTCCTTTCCCAAACCCAACATCTTTATCCAAGTTTCCATCTATTTTATAAAATGAAAATTGAGGACTGTTTGAATATGGGAAATTTCTAGTATCTCTCCAAGTAGCGTATGAAAAGTCAGCACCTAAACCTTGAGGATCAGCAAATAACAAATCCGCCATTGAGTGATAATCAGTTGAAACATTTCCTTCCGTTCCTATAGGAGAATAATTAACAGCCCTACATGTACATGGTTTATAATTTAACGGAAACTTTTTCCCATCATTTAAAGGTGTTGGGTTTTGATAATCTTGATCTTTATAAAAATTATGTGGAAATGAATTTCCATATTCACACGTCGATTCATGTTGGTGGTAATAAAAAACATCATCCGCTGGAGTATCTCTATCCATCCACACAAAAGAAGTAAATTCACCAGAATTCATTTTTTGATATAATGCTGGTTGAATTGGACCTTCTAAATATTCCGCACAATTTATTGCCTCTGTGTCATATATTGGTATGGAATTTTTAATTTGATTTAATTGATTTATAGAACCAGAACCCAACCAAGCTGCTTCAACAGGAGTATTACTGTTATCTAATAGTTTGTATATTACATCTGATGTATTGATGTTTGTGCCAGCAACAGAACCTATCATGGTTTTTGAAGGATCTAAAGAACCTAAAACAATCGGAACACATGTGTCTGATGATAAAGTTAATGTTAAGTTATCCGTATTTCCCTCAAAACTTTGTATAGGCCAATGTATATCCGTAAGATTATTTCCAACATAAATGTCTGTTTTTATGAATTTATATAAGAATGCTTCATTAACTTTTCCACGGGTAGATTCATTCCAAACATAAAATTCCCTACTACTTGGTGATACGGTTAAAGAATCCGCTTCATCTGATAGGAATGCTGAATTTGAACCACTATCAACTAAATTGGTTTGATTTAAATAAATATCATAAACCGAAGAATTTGGTAATGTATTATTGTAATAAGATGTTAATACCTTTTCTTTTAATTGATTGCTTAATTTTTGATAAACTTTTTTACTAGAATCATTTAAACTATAACTTTCAAAACTTAGGTCGGTTGAATTTATATTAAAACCAACCCAAGGAAATATAAATTCACTTATATCGTTTGAATTTAAAATGACATTCATTTTATCATTTATAATTTCATTTCTATGACCTTGCAACCAAGCTCCCCCTATTACACCATCTTTTTCCGCAAAAAATAAATCTGAATTTTTATAATTAGATCCAGATACAGATCTATTTAAAATTAAATTTGATTGGTTGATTGGAATTGGTTTATATATATTTCCCAATATACTGGTTGTGGGTAAATTGCTACCACTCGGCCAATAAAACCAATTATTTCCATTTTCAAAGTTTAAAGATAAAACAAAATCAGCTTCATTAATTTGATTATTTCTTATTGCAGTTAAACCATAAACCGTTTCTCCTAAATATTTTTTATTAGTTGCTATTTGATTATAAATGGAAGATGTATAATTTGAAGATAAATCCGATGTTATCGTTGTAGATAGATTGGACAATGTTGTTAAATACTGATTAAAAATTTTAGATAAAGGTGTTGGAGCAACTTTTAGCATTAATCTAGAAGTTATAATTGCAGTAAGTTCTTCGTCCGATAAATTTGAAAATGGTTCAGTTGATAATAAATCTTTAAAATTTATATAGTTCTCTATTGGAATTGATGGATCCGAATCGTGATAATTGTTTGTGTCATATAATTCTTCAATTTCTATATAAAAATTTTCACCTATAGATGATAATTGAGGTAATTGGTTTGATAATGGTGATACTGGAATTTTGGTCCATTGATAAGGTTTATTTGTAAAATTTTTTAATATGTGTTGATACAATATTTTTTCAATACCATCTTGAGATCCTACTAATTTATTTTTTTCCTTTGTGTTTTTTAAATCTTCTCTATTTTTTGCTATTACTTGTGTTATTTGCTTTAATTTGTTTACAACATAAGGAATGATATACATTAAGTCTTCATCATTGTTATAATCTATATCAGATAAAAATAGATCTCTTTCATCTTTATCGAAAAGAAATATTAAATCTTTTATTAATTGTATATATTCTTCTCTTGTGGTTTTAGATGTGTCATCATAGTTATAAATTTTATTATTAGCATTATACCAAGAAGTTAAATAAGCCAAATAAGCTTGCTGTGAAGTATCTGCATTATATCCAATTGTATTCAACCAATCGGGATATGTCATTGGTGATTGTAAATTGTTGTTATTCATTATTGTACTGGTATAACTATTGGTGTAATTTCTTGATTTTTATTTGAATCTAAACAACATTCGGATGCGGTTGAAATATAAATAGGAAAATTTCCATCCACAACTTGTTGATTTTGATTTATATATTTTGTTAATATTACAAAATCTTCTGGTGTTGTTGTTTTTACCGTTGATGCGTTCATTTTAATTGTAAAATACTTACTAGAAAATATGATTTATTTGTGGTTGAATGTAAGTATAATTTTATGAATAATTTTGATTTAAGAGTTAATGCGTTGTTGCAAGAAAATATACTTGGCAACATAGCAACTGGTGTTGGTGCTGCTTTAAATGCTGCTAAAGATCCATCACAAGGAATTAAAACCATAGCTAGTGGAATTAGTCAATTAAATGCAAATAAAGAACAATTAAAAAGCCAATCATTTTCTTTAAAAAATCAACCCAAATTAAATCAAATAGCTGTTACAATAGCACCTATACTTGGTGTTGGTAAAGCAAAACCTAATCCAAAATTTAATCCAGATCCAGCATTAGCTAATGATCCAGAAAACCCCAAAACATTTCCACCTCCAGTGGTTACAATAATGCCAAATGCAACTGTTTTTGGAAAAGTTACAAAAACGATGGATAGCTCTGGTAACTACGGAATAGCTTTAACTGATGAGAAGGGAAACCCTTCTCAGAAATATGTTTTTTCTCAAACAGAAGAAGCACCATATTGGCAAATTTACGATAAAAGTAAATTACCTATACAGAACATTAAAATGGAAGAAGAGGAAGGATATTTTAATGAACCCGATGATGGCATTGTTAGAGATAGCAACAACAACCCTATGGTGTTAATGGCTATTATGACAGGTCCAGCAAAGGAAGATGTATCTGAGCCTTTAAGATATTGGAGAGATTACAATACATTTTTAAAACAACAAAAAAAGTAATAATTTGACTTTTACTTAAATTGTTATAATATATTTTTATGCAAAAAATAGAAAAACAATTAATTAAAATTGATCTCCCTAATGGATTAAATGTTTCTTTCAATGAAAGAGAAAGACATATCAGTGTAGAGATTCAAAAAATTATTGATTCATATAATCAAAAGGGCTTTACTGTTATAGGTAAAGATATTGTAAACAAAACATCAACACACGCAACAGTTAACTTTGTTTTTCAAAAATTAAATTAATATATGTTTGGCTCATATAACGATTCAGATGATGATGGTTCTTTTTATGAAAAGAAAAAGTCTTATCATAAAAAATCAAAAAGACTAAAAAAAAATCCACGTGGACTTTATAATGTCAACTTTATATTTAAAGGAATTCAATGGGATATTACAATAGATAATATAGCTTATGATGAATTTAAAATTACAGCTAAATCAAACGTAAAAGTTGATCAAGGAGAAGTTGATGTATTAAAAAGATATCTTCAAGATGAGGGTTTTGAAGAAGCAGCAACTAAACATAATTTAGAATGGTAAATTATTTATAAAAATCAAATAATAAAACTACTCTATCAGTATTTCCTCTATTGTAAGCAGAATGTAACATGGTATCATCAAATACTAATAATTCACCAACTTGCCAATTCCTTGATTCCTCATTTACGATTAAAGCACAATTATCATTTGTAGATAAACATAAATGTCCTCTCAGGACATAATTTATAATATTAACGTGTGGATGAATTTCGCAACTCGGCCTCATTATAGAAAACCCATATGTATAAATTTTATTAGGTAAAGAATTAAAAATTTCTGTTGTTTTGGGGAAAACACGTTGAAAATCTAGTATATTTATATTTTCATATTTAAGTCCAATAACGTCCCATTTACCATCATATAAAAGTTCATCTTCCCATGGTTGGGAAACATCAGTTGCTTTAATAAATTCATCATGAATTATTTGAAAATTATCTTTTATTTGTTTTAAAAATGGAAAATTTTCAGGATCTAAAAAATTATTATTGTTTAACATAATAATATTTACAAATTACAATTGATTTAAAAGTGATTCATATTCTTCTTCTAATTCATCTAATTCTTTATTAAGTTTATTTAGTTCCAATAAAAGTTTTTTGCTTTTATTTTTATCTATTTTATAATGATCTAAAACATTATCAAACATGTTTGATAGTTTATCTTTATATTCACCAACCTCTGATGCTTCTTGATATATGTTTATCATCGAATTACTTTCATTCCACCAGTTTCTAAATTAGTAACTCTATACATAGTATTCGTATTTGGATAGTATTTGCTATATTTTGCATGATATATTTTAATTTCCTCCCTTGTTTTAAATGGAGATAACATAACTTGATACCAATTTCCTACACTTTCTTTTCTTTCTAGTTTATACATATTAGTCTTTATAGTTTCTATTGATGAGTTTGAATCCAAGTGGACGACGAGAAGCATAACTTCTTGGGTATGAAGAAGGTCTTACTACAATTCCTTCCCCATCCAAGCCACTTGAATATTTTTGTTTATCTGCTAGTTCTTGTAGTTTCTGTAATGGATTTGTCCACAGCTTAACTGTAGCATTCACTTCCATTTTTGATATTAAAGGAACAACATCGCAATGTAAAGAATTTTTGCAAAAATCTTTCATCTCCTCATATGTCATGTATTTTTTGTTTTGGCTGATTTGAAATACAAAGATCTTAACATCTTCCAGTTTAAGTTGATTGCGTTGAATGCCATTTCCACAAAGCTCGCCTTGGATTATACCTGTCCAATTTTCTGGAATATTAAGTTTTCTTGCCGCTTTCCAAAATGTATTATTTTCTGTTTCCTTCTTGGAAAGATTTCTTGTACAAACTTGGGCGATTTGTCCATTTTCAGCAATAATAGTTATTGAACTACCATCCAGTTTTTGGGTAATAATGATATGGTTATCGTGATTAAGAACCTTATCGACCAACTCTGGATCATTCAGTCCATTATCCTCATCTGTTTTTGATATAATACTTGTTGGAAAATCTCCTAATGTTTCGCCAGAAAGATTGGCAGGAATCTCTTTGACATATTTTTGAATACCAAGTAGAGTGGTTAAATCCTCTCCTACCACAGCAGTTTCCGTAAATTGTGCAGGGAATTCACCCAAAGGAATAACCAAACCAGAACTATATTCTCCACGAAGTTTAATATTTTTTAGTCTAATAGGTCTATCTGGATTCTTTTGATCAACCAAAAATTCAGACCATTGACAACGAGGTACAATTGTATCAATTGTAATAAATACAACTTTATCTCCTTCTTTGTGGATACCCTTTTTTACTACTGTTTGCCAGCCAAGAACTTCAGCGATTTCTAAAGAATCGGCATTTGGATGTACTTTGATATTTTTTATGACTTCAATAGATGCGAGTTTCATATTCAAATATATTACATATTTTTTCTGTTCATGTCAAATTTTATTTTAAAAAAAGTCGCTTGTTGCGGGTTTAGAATCTAACATTTTATTTATAAAATTTTCTTCAAAAATATTTTTCACATCCTCATTTAAACTTAAATCATTAAACATATTTTGTATATATGTAATTAAATGGTTTCGGAAAATAAATTGTTTTAATATGTGTTCTTTGCGAATTTCATTTTTATCATAACTATCATAGTTATCTAAAATATATTTTATAGCATCATCTAATTCAATTTCATTTGGATTTATAATAATTGAATTTTTTTTATTATACCAAATATCCCTTCCACCTTTACTAATTGTGCTTATTACTGGTAATCCACATAATAAATATTCTGAAGATGCATAACACCCACCATCAATATATGTAAAATATAAACCTATTTTGCATATATTTAAATAACTAGCAACCAAAGTTGAATTGATATTTTTTAGTATATCCACCCCATATGTCGTTAAGTCGTTTATATGATTAGGCGCACTGTCATACGTGATAAATAATGTATTATATTTACTTGTTAAATTTTTCAGCAAATAATGTTTTTTAATTAATTCATTGTTTGCATTTAACACAATATCATATTTTTTATCAACATCCATTAACTTAAATAAATTTTCATCCAAAAAAGCATTATGGTGACAATATATTGAATTTAATTTATTTAATTTATAAAATAAATATTCATCCATGCTATTTGCTAATATGGTATATGAATCACAATATTCTTTTACGAGATTAGCTTGCATATATCCATCCCTATAAAACCAAGATATTATAAAAATATGAATGTTTTTATATGTTTTTCTTAAATTTTTAAAATTATTTATAAAATATTCTGGATATTCTTTTTTTGGTGGAAATACCAAAAATAAAAAAACTGTATTTTTTGACTTATATAAAAAATGGTAATTGATCCACATTATAATTTTTTAGAAATAATATTGTGTATTTTTATTTAAATTAAAAATCTGACCAACAAAATACAACATTATCGAATTTTTCTAATGCTTTTACTAAGTTATGTCTTATTAGCTTTTGCCAAATCAAAAACTTATTAGCTAATCCACCACCAAGTTGTGATATGTAGAATGTTTTATTTGGTCTTTTTTCTATAATCTTTTTTAATTTTTCCAGTTCTTCGAAGAAGACAGCACTGTATTCTTCTGGTTTGTAAAAAGATTCAACTCTATTGTCTGGATATTTTTTTGTTATGAAACCTATTGCATGGGGATGATATCTTAATGCAGCAGCACCACCCATACCTTCCCTAATCAAATTGTCGCCAAATACAAAATAAGCATTTGGATTGGAATCCAGAAAAGTATCTGTTATTGTCATTTCTTTATATATTGCCATTGTTTTTTATTTATTCAAATTTTTTTACAACCAGTTCAATGCACAAGATGTAATTGGAAATTCTTTGATGAATATCTTTTTGATTTCATCTGCAATAATTCTATGTTCTTTTTGTGTATCTTCTTTTGTTCTCAGGTCCAAATAATGAATCCATGAACGAACTGTACCAGACATATAAAGAGTGGTAGATGTATTCAAAGGAAGAACCATTCTTGCACATTCTTTAGCAACTCCTTCTTTAAGCAAATCATTGTAAAGATCTTCACACTTATCCTGAACCCATTGAAACTCATCCATTAGTTCTTTGGAAATTTGAAACTCTTCATCTCCCACCTGTCTATTGGTTTTTCCTTGAAGTCTCCATTCAATTTTTTCCATACCAACAATGCTCGAATATCTTTGAGAGAATTCTTGGAAACTAAAGCTTCTATGTCTTAAAATTTGAGCGGCAATTGCTCTGGATGTTTTAATCTCTACTGTAAAAGAAACCATTTCATATGGACTCCAATGCTTGTGATCAATCAAATACTTTAATAATCTTGGTGCTATTTCTGTATTTAATTGGTTGTTTGGATTAGAAACTCTTGCACAATAAGATATTAAATCTTCTGCACTTTCGATCCCTTCAATGTTTGGTTTGGTTATTGATATTAGTTTAGTGTTCATTTATGAAAAATTCCATACAAAAGAAATAAGAGGAATATGAAAGATCCTAAGTATAATGCTATATTAAAATATAAATCTAAATAAAATACATCTTCTTCAAGTTGTTTTATTTTCTTTCTATCTCTTTCCAGAGATTCCAAAACAGCATCGAATAAGAGAAGATGCTGATTTACAATTTCTTTTTGTTCATTTATAGATTTTCCATAACTTTCTAATAGATTAGATATGTTATTCAACCCATTATTTAAATTACTATCAGACTCATCTGCATTTAAAATTATATTATCCATATTATAATTTTCCTGTTGTAAAGTATGCAATCGGGAAATATATTATTTGTAACATAATAATAATTATGCCCCAAGATACAATATTCAAATATATTGGGGGTTGATGTTTCCACATTTCTTCCGCATTATTATCATAATATTTTGCACAAAAGTACAAAGTATAAGGTAATACTATTGAATAAAATAGATCCAATACTAAAAATATTTTAGTAGCGGTATACATTAATTATTAAAAACTTTATTGTATTGAGAAATAATACGCTCGTTGAGTTGAACTTTTGTTCCAATAAACTTTGCATTCTTTTCATAGTAGTCCCAACGGCAACCTTCCGCTCTGGATTCATCTGAAAGAATTTCTGGAAAGCAAACTGGAAAGATTGTGATCTCCACATCTTTGTTATCGTTATCGACGTTGAAGATAATTTGTGCAGGATTTTTAATATCTAGGCATCCATTTTCTGATTGTCCAAAATATTCTCCAATGTAAACTGCTCCGCTTTTGTCCAAAATTGTGATGATTGAATTCATAATAGAGCTACGATATTATCACCAAAATGTGAGGTGTAAAGATATTTTTATAAAAAAATATTGAAGTTGTGTAAATATAAAATATGAATCTTAGATTATTGATTGAAGAGGTGTTGGGATCAACAAGTAAAACACACATAAACGAAGCATTTGATTCTTCGATGGGAGGAACAAGACCCCTAGATTCCGGAAAATTGATAGAATATATCAATAGAGTGATAACAAAAAAAAGAACTAATAAAGAAAATCCTAAGAAAACATCAGACTATTTGACGATGCCTCATATACATGCATCTATTGCAAATAAAGTTTTAGTTCAAACTGCTGAAGGAGAAACAGTTGATATTGATAAATTTAGACAAATATTGATGCAAAGACCCGATGCATTACTGAGACAAAATGAAAAAATGATAAAAAGCCGTACATTCGATACGGAGTTTTTTAATACATCATTACCAGCATTGAAGGGATTGGTCGTAGATGAAGGCACTGGTGAATTTAAAATCGTTGACACATGTCCATCTGCTGGTAACTGTCAATTAGTTTGTTATGCAAAACACGGATCTTATGTTTTGTTTCCAGAAGTTTCAATATCACAGAATAAAGCATTGAACTATCTTTTTAATGATTCTGATGGATTCAAACGACAATTGGAAAATGAAATAGTGAAGGTTGCAAAAAGATTTAAAGGTAAAAAGAAAGTACAGATTAGGTGGAATGATTCGGGTGATTTGCTTTCTCCAAAATTTTTCGATATTGTTATGGGTATTGTTAACAACACGCCTATGGTAGATCATTATATTTATACCAAGGAAGTTGCCATGATAAAAGCATATCCAAACCCACCACAAAATGTAATATTCAATTACTCTTATGGCGCTAAAAGAGATCAAGAAAAACTAATCGACCCCGTAAAAGATAAGGTTTCTTACATTGTTGATACTAAAGATAAAATCAAAGAACCAGTTCTTAGTGCTATTATTAGATTTAAATACATAGAGAAGAAAGGAAAGAATTGGGAATATAATGATTCAGACGCAACTAAACAAGTTATAGCACAAAGATATAAACTAGATCCAAAAACAATTCTCACCATCGACGAATTGAGCAAAACGCCAGAAGGTGCTAGTGGACAATATAATGTAATAGTGTTGCCTGGCGAATCAGATCTTTCCGCAAGTAGAAGAGATGTTAGAGGTACATATTTGATAATACATTAAATAATATAAATGAGAAGCAAGGATCAAATACTATTGGAAAATATTTATAATGAAATTCTTTTAGAAAAAAAAGAAAGTATTGCGATTGATGAATTTATCGATAAACGTTCTGCTGGTGCAAAAAAAATTCAGCAACAAGCACAAGCAAAAGGTGGACCAGCATTATTAACTTCTGTACATTTTAAGGCAAAGGAAAAACCATACGAATATTGTTCAAATAATTTTGATAGTCTTGAAAATATTGCAAAGAAAGCGGATGAGGTATTTGATAAGTTAAAGAATTGGAAAGAAATGTCACAAAGAGATTTCCAACATTATATGGGTGTGTTGGAAGCATATGGTGAAATTGTTATAAAGATTAAAAAACCAAATAGTTTATCATGAAAGACAAAGACCAAATATTACTGGAGAATATTTATGAATTAATTTATGAAGAAAAGGCTATTATGGCTAATTCACATGAATTGATTGGAGAGAAAGTTGAAGTACACCCAGCAATTCAAGGTACACCAGAAAAACAACCTTTATATATGGCATGGTCTATAAAATTAAATAAAATTGTTGTTCATAATACAAAAACCTTGTTGTTAAAAAATTGCACATCTACAATAAAACATGATAAAATTAATGCAGTTCAACTAAATCCAAAGTTGGGACAAAAGACTCCTAACATACTGGTAACGGGAACTATAGTCGATTTGGATTTTGGTTTTGATAAAATACCAAATATAATTTCTAGCGGAGATTGGAAATCTGTTACATATAATCCTCATAAACATTCTGAATACATATATAAAGATAAACTACCGGAATGGTGGAATTCGGACGAAAGATTTCCACATGACAATAGAAGAATTCCCGATATGCTTATAAATAGAATTAAAGCAAGAGAAGAAAGAGGAAGAGAAAATTTTGAATATAATGAAGTTAGCAAAAAAATTTCTCCAAACCTATCAAGTTTTAATTGTGATGAAATATTACTAAAACAATATATGAATAGAGGAGAAGATTATATGTGGGTCAAAGGCGTAAAATAATATGAGAAGCAAGGACCAAATCTTACTAGAGAATTTGTATATTTCTATATTTGAATCTCAACGTGGCGTCCAATATCCAACAAATTTAACAGAAGAAGAAAAGGCAAATTCATTTAAGAATCTTTCGGAAATTGAAATAAGTCAATTGGGAACAAGTAACTTTGTGTCTAAAGAGCAATGGCCTTATTTTAGAAAATATATGCTATTGAGAAGTTTAGAATCAAATTCAAAGACTGATCCAAGTCTAACAGCATATACTCCTGGAGAAACTTGGAATTTATTTAACAATCCAATAATTAAAAAATGGCACACTGACATAGTAAATCATATAGTTCCAAGAGAATATGATACCGTTATATTTGTTCCTTGTGCGAAAACCAAACCTTGGGAAAATGCCTGTAAAGGAAATTATAAAAGTTATAATCAAATTAGAAAAGAATATGGTAATTTATATTTCGTTACAATTTCCGAGCCACTTGCTATAGTTCCTTCCGATATGTGGGGATCTTTTCCGCAATATGACAACCCAGGTTTATTTTCCGATCCAGTTCAGAGATCGGGTTTAATGACAGATGATTGGAAAAAATTGTTTAATGTAAATTCCAGACTTCAGACTCCATTTGATGCAAGTTTACAACAAGAATGTATTAAATTATTGGGAAATGTTATTAAACAATTTATAATAAATAACAATAAGAAAAACCCAAATTTAAAAATGTTATCATTCGTGGAAGACTTCAAGGGACGCGGAACTCATAGTCAGATGTTGGATATAGCAAATGAAATAGATAAAACTTTAAGATTTTATAAAAGAGAACGTCCAAGAGAAGAACCTTATCCATATATGAAAAAAACCATAAATAGTATAAGATGAAAAACAAGGATCAAATATTACTGGAGAATTTATATACAGAGATGGCATATCCTGTAAGTTTTTCTTTTGAAGAGTTTAATAAGATAAATACGTATAATGGTAAATTGAAATATGCAAATGAAAGATTAAAAAAAATATCTTCCGGTAGTGCAAGGGTTGTATATAAGGTTGATGAAGAAAAGGTTTTAAAAATTGCCAAGAATAAAAAAGGTTTGGGGCAAAACTCAATAGAATCAGATTGGGGATTACAAAGAATGTCAGACATAGTTGCAAAGATATTTGATACAAACGAAGATCATTTTTGGGTAGAGATGGAACTAGCAAAGAAAATATCACCAAATAGATTTAAGCAATTAACTGGTGTGAGTGTAAATGAAGTACAGGATATTCTTCGTGTCATGGAAACATTAAATAATAGTTCTAGGAGAAAATATTTAAGCCCTGAACAATTAAAAGATTTGCAAAATGAGTTTGCAGAAAAGGTAAACAACAATGAATTTTTAACTTCCCTTGTAGATATGATTATGAATTTTGGAATGAAATATCCGGGGGATTTTGGTAGGGTTAATTCATATGGAGAGGTTCTAAGAGAAGGGAGTCCTAGTGTGGTTTTGGTTGATTTTGGTCTTACGGAGTCGGTTTGGGACGATTATTATAAGGTAAATTGAGTAAAAAAGTAATCAAAAATCGGAAAAAAGTAATCAAAAGTGGGAAAAAGTGGGGAAAAAATCCTATTTTTTGAATTAAAAAAATGAATACATTTGTTGATTAACAATGTATTACAAAAATAAATAAAAAAATAATTGACTTTAATCTCTTAATAACATAAAATCTAGGAATGAAAATCAATTTTTCTGGAGTAACTCTACTAACATGCTTGTTTGTTTTACTTAAAGCATTCGACAAAATCGACTGGTCTTGGTTTTGGGTATTCAGTCCAATCTGGATATCGGGATTGATAATAATTGCATTTTTGGCAATCATATTTGTTTGTGCAATTTTGAAAGAATTTTTGTAAGTAATAATATCATATATGAATTTCAATAAAAGAATAAGCCAACTGTTAAATGAGGCAGGGGGATACATGGGAGGATCAACTGGTATTAAGTCAGTAGAAGAAGCAATAAAAAAACTGGCAGACAATTTCAAAACATTGGAAAGAAATGCTGCCGTTTTAAAAACCCATCCTGAAAACTATAGATTGGATAATGAATCCCTAAAGGTTACAATTGAAATTATAAATATTCTAAATGAATTTGGTCCAAGATTAACAACAAAAGCAGGGAAAAGTTTAGATGTTCGGGGGGAAATCCAAAGAGCATTACAAATTTCCAATAGACCAGAACACGATTATACAAAGATTACTCCAGAAACAAAAGTTACAAGCTGGCCTTTGGTATATAGACCATGGTTTAATTTATATAGCAATCACGTTAAGTTCAAGGCAGTGGATAGAAGAAGTATAAGCCAAGAACAAGTTCCAGAACCAGATGAGATTTTCTATTTCGGAACAGATAGATTACCATATGTCACAAGACTTAGCTTTGATGCAGAGGATAAGGTTCATGGTACAATATTTTTAAGAACAAATAGATTCAAGGGAATACAGGTGGATCAAATTAAAGATGAAGAAGGAAAACCAGTCAAACCAGTTAAATTTGAAGGGAAAAAGCCAAAGGGAACAATTCCATTAAATGCAAGTGTGGAAAGAGTGTTTGGTAATCCAGAGGTATCAAGAGAAGAATTGAAACAAGTCCTAAATTCAAAAGCGGCAGAAGTAGCATTCAAGAAAAGAATGAATAGCGATCCCGAATTGAAAGCATGGTATACATCTAAATATACAAGAGCAAAATAATCTATGAAAAACAAAGACCAACTATTATTAGAACAAGAATACGATAAAGTAGTTAAAAATCCATTGATGATTAATCCCCATGGAGTACAAGGAATAGGAACAAGAATAAGACCAAACAATTCATTTACTCATATAAATGATAAAAGTGATTGGGATAGAGATGGAGATGGAAGATTCCAAGGAATAAAATTAAATACAAGTGAATTTGATAATTGGTCGGCACAATTAAAATATGCAAACCAAATTATTAATATAGAAAGCGAAGGTCAAGAAGTTTGGGTTGATGGACATCAATTAACATTTGAAGAGAGATTGGACCTAAGAAGATATATTAGAAAAAACTATAAAGACAATATGAAAAATCCATATGAAGTCAATCCCCCTGCTTTTAATGGAAAGGGAGAACCAGTTTAATATAAATAAACAAGTTTTAATACCACACTATGTAAAATCAATACAGGGTGTGGTATTTTAGCATCTATAGATAAAAGCCATAAAGAAGCAAATTATTGAATTCCTTGCGAAAGAAACTAAGTATATAAGAGATTATGGATTTTTTATTATTCATTATATTAACATTTATTATGTACAATATTATTAGTATATTGATAGAAATGACAAATACAAGATAAATATATAAAATATGAAAAACAAAGACCAAGTCTTACTGGAGAGTTTATATTCTAAAGAAGTATTAAAAGAAGACGATCATTATGTGAATTTAAACGGAGATGTTGTTAAAAAACAACCAAAGCATAAAATGACATTAGGAGGAAAGGTTAATTTAAAAGGAGATGTTGTTCGTGATGAATATAACAAAAGCGAAGATAGAAGAGATGCATTTCCTGTTAATTGGGATAAAGGTTTTGAATTCCCCATGAAGATTGGTTCTGGAGGAAAAGAAGTTCCTTTTAAAAAGAATGGTAAATGGTATTTGTATGTTTGGGAT